CTACCGAGGCGCAATGAACTCGAGCACAGCCGCGCGGAACTCTCCGCGGAACAGCGAGGAGGCCTGAGGCGCCCTCGGTAGGATATAGAACGGCACCTCGACGGTTCGGCGGATCGGCCACATCCACTGCAGCAGATTGCAGCGGTCTTCGATGATGGCTTGATAGACGGCGGGCCCCGGCGCGGCAGCGATCGACACGCGGAAGGGACGCACATAGGTGTCGGCTTTCCCCTCCACCCGATAATTCGTCGACGAGTTGGACTGAGGCACGAACTCGAAAGCCCTTCCCGTCGAGTCAATCACGCTGACCGTCGTTCGCCGCGAGCAGACCCGATACCGCTGGTAAACGTAATGGACCTCTCCCAGGCCGCCAGCTTCGATCTTGTCCGGCATCACCTTGACGGAGATCGTCTCGGTTGGCGGATCGCGATCGGCAGACCAGACCCCAGCGACGGCAGCGCAGCATCCGAGGAAAGCCGCGAGGAAGACCGCGAGAAGGCGCATCACTTCGGCGCTCCATTCTGGAAGAGGTGGACCAGCTTCATCACCTGATCGGCCATGAGGTTGAAGGCGACGAAGGTGCCGACGAGACCGAGGAAGAGCCAGCGAACGAACCATCCCGTGGTGCGAACCGACTTCGTGAGCTTGAGGCTCTGGAAGAAGACTTCGCGCTCCTCCTTGTCGAGTTGCGAGAGGGTGCGCATCGTCTCGACTTCGTCCGGACGCAGAGATGTCAGAAACTTCAGGGTCTCGGGCGAGATCGCGAGGAGCTGCTTCAGCGCCTTCTCGTCCTCCTCGTCACTCGCATAAAGGTGAGCGTCCCGTGGCGAGATCGGGAAGCGGTTTCTTCCCCCTCGCTCGTCGTCGTCATCTGCCACGCTTTGCACTCCGATGTCGGCCTAGCGGCCCTGCCCTTCGACAGCCTCTGCCGCCGCAGCCAATGCTTCATGTCGATCGCGGCAGGTGCCCAAAGCCTGCCGGTCCCTGCCCCATAAGCGCGCGACCTCTTCCGAAGTCAGATCGCGGGCTGGAATGTCGGTCGCCTCATCGCACGGGAGCTTGAGCGCCTGCGGCAGTTGAGCCAGGCGCGGCGCCACCATGACCGATCGCTCGGAGGCGGTCTGACACGCTGCGAGAAATGGCAGGACGGCAAGAGCAAGGAGCGCCGGGAGAAGGCGTCGGGATTGGTGTCGCATTATCGGCCCTTTCGGCCGCCAGGGCCTGTTCCAGTCCGTTGAGGTCGTTCCGCCGGGCTTGCTCGCGCTGGTGATAGTCGCGCTCGACGGTCGCGATTTCAGCCTGCGCGGAGCGGCGATCTTCATCCGCCTTTGCTTCGGCCTTCCGGCGCTGTTCCTCGTGAAGGATGCGCTCTTCCGAGATGCCGGCGACCTTGCCCGCCTCGTAGCCGGCGCTGCGTCCTGCCTCGCGCGCGGGCGGCACCATGACGAACCAGCCGATGGCCAAGCCAACGAGGAGGCCAAGTCCGAGCTTCCAGAGTTTCAGGAGGACGGTCATGCGCCAAGGCCTCGAAGGCAAAGCGCTCGCTCGCTGATAAGCCCTGGAAGGCCGTTCATCCGGCGGTTGGCGAGACCTTTCACGACCTTGCCGCCAGCGAAAACCCAACGGCTGAGTTCCATGCAGGCACCTCGGATATCGCCGGCCTTCACCTTTCGGATCAGCCCCGACTTGCAGGCTGCTCCGGTCCCGGTGTTGTAAGCCCAGTCGTTGATGGCGATGTAACTATCCGCTGGCACGTCCCAAAGCTGGGGGGCGCACTGGATCATGCGGGCTTCGTGCTCGAGGATCTGTCGGCGAAGACGAGCGGCGCATCCTTCGCGCGTTTCGACGTCGCCCTTTTTCACGTTGTAGGTGTCACCGTTGCAGATCGTCCAAACGGGCGGGCTCGCGATGGTGTCGAGGTAGGCGACGTAGCTCGTCCCCTCCCAAGCCCCAGTATAGGCAGTCGCTGCCGCCAACATTGCAGCGCCAACAGCACCGCCGGCAAGATACCGACTCTTGCCTCTTGGGTTATTACGAATTAAGGTCACACCTACTCCTTTCGGTGATAGGTTGAAGAATGGCTGAGTGGAAGGAAGTTGAGACGCGCGGTTACACGCTGCTCGTCAGCGATTGCGGAGAGGTTTGCTTGCCCGAGAAGCGAACAACCTATTCTTACACACGATTAGGCAGGGCTGAGACCAAGACCGCCGTTTTCAAAAAGCGCACTTTGAAGCCGTCCATGATGAACATGGGATACTTCGAAGTTGGTTTTCAGCATCAGCGGAAGACGTACAAATTTCTCGTTCATCGCTTAGTCGCGATGGCGTTCGTCGCCGGGTATGAGGAAGGCCTGACTGTCAATCACATCAACGGCGACAAGACCGACAATCGGCCTGAAAACCTCGAATGGGTGAGCAAAGGACGCAACACCGAACATGCTTGGGATAGTGGTTTCATACCGTTGGTGGGTGAGGAGCACCCAGGTGCAAAGCTCACAGAGGTACGGGTCCGCACCATTCGGAAGCTGCTAGACCAGGGGGTTTCAGCAAATTCTCTTGCGATCGTTGCTGGCGTTTCGCCGAGTCTAATTGATGGAATTCGGCATCGTAGGAAGTGGGCTCATGTCAGTGACTGATGGAACTCACTGGCATGGCGTGATCCCCTTCTGCGGGACGAGGCGCGCGACGATGCCGCCCATGGCGAAGGCAAGGGTGACGATGCCGAACGCTTGGTCGCTGATCGGCAGGGACTCGCGGAACCACGGCAAGGCGACATCAACGGCCTGCACCAGGATGGCGATGGCCCATAGGCGGATTGACCAGGCGTGCGCGAGGACGCGCCGCCAGTCGGGGCGAAGCTGCATTGGAGGCCTCACAAGAAAAAGCCCGGCGCGATGGCCGGGCTGTGGATGGGGTGTGGATGGGGTCGTGGATTACGCCACGACCGGCATGAACTCGGACAGCATGTCCATCGCGCCGCGATGCACGGTTGAGGTCCGATCCATCGGCAGCGGCGAAAACACCTTCTGTGCGCCGGTGACCGGATCATTCGGCTTCGGCCACCACGGGCCTGCTCCCCAGTATGCGGCGCCGTCCCATACGTCGCGGTTGTCGACGAAGAAGCGATGCAGGCGCCGGCCTTCGTTGACGAAGACAGGCTCCTCGCTTTTCACAGCATACTCGCCGGCATAGAGCTTGTAACCGAACTGACGCGCGTGATTCGTCGCGTCCTGCGCGACCGCCGCGTAGCTGTAGGTTGTGCCGTTGTAGGTGAACGTCGCCGGGCTGTCGGCGAAATCGACGATGACCGGGTTCTCTTCCTTGCCGGGATGGCTGGAAGCGATGTTGGCGCCGCCGTTGCGCGTGTCAGCGTCGATATAGGGATGCAGTTCGGAGATCGGCTTCGCTCCGGTCGAATCCACCAAGCGAAGGAACTCGGTCGCGCTCGAGGAAGTCTGACCGGTGAACACCTTCGTGTAGGCGTCCGGCGACGCGTAGTGGTTGGCGTTCAGCTGGAAGACGTGCAGCGGGTTGGTGTCCACCGTCCGCACGGCGTCCATGTAGACTTGGTACAGGTTGTAGAGGCCGACCGTCGATGGCGCGTTGGCTTTGCCGGTCGGCTCGTTCATCGGGGTGTAGCGGACCCGCGTATAGTCCTTAAAGAACGTCGCGATCCGCTTTGCGCGCTCGGCTAAAAGCGTGCGGTCGGCGGCCGTGTCCTGATAGAATTTGTCCGCGTCGTGGTCGCTGGCTGTCGTGGAGCCGGGATCGGCCTTGAACGACTTGTAGCCGTAGTTGTGATCATCGACGACGATCGTCATGCCGCGCGCCTCAGCCGCGTCGCAGGCGATCTTCAGCTGCGCGTGGTCATAGACGCGCACTGTGTCGAGCGTCGGGTCCATCGACGGGTCGACGTTCCACAGGTGGTGATAGCGGAACGGGATGCGGATGAGGTTGGCAGCACGATCCGCGACATAGTCGATGTCGACCTTCTTCGGCCAAACATACCACTGACCATTGCCGCGCAACGCCTGACCGCTGACCGGGTCGCGCTCCGGCGTCGCGACGTTCTTGTATTCGGAGAAGTCGTCCTTGGGGTCGGTGGTGGAGAAATCGCCGCCCGCCATATTGAAGCCGACGTTCGGCAGCGGCTGGACAGTCGCACCTTCGATCGCCTCAGTCTTGCCGCTGGAGATCAGCGCTCCTTCCGCCATGAGCTGCAGGATGCCCTTCAGGGGCGTCACGCCATCCGTATCGACCCAGCCGTTCCAGAGCTTATCGAAGGCCCAGGGCTGAGTGCCGATGCTCGTCTTCCGAAGCTCCATCACGCCGTCCGGGTTCGGCGTCAGATAATCGGCGCCGCCAAGATCGTGCCAGAAGGCATCGGCCATCTGCCCCGTGTTGGCAACGCGCTGAAGCCAGCGGAGTGCAGCGCGGATGTTTGCAGCGTCACTGCTCGCCCAATTGAACGACCGTCGCGGCGCGATCGTCGGCATCACGAACCCGTCCCAAGCGCCGAACTCTGCCGGGTTGATGCTCGTGATGAGTCGCATGCCGGTCTTGCGCAACGCGGACAGCACGCCGGTGTTGAAGTCGCCGCCGGGCAAGATCATGTGGAACATCGAAGACTTGCAAGCGCGTCCGTTCGGCAGAGTTCTCGTCGAGATGTCGACGCCGGTCGCCGGCATCACTGTGTCGGTCGGCGTTGCGGCAACGGAACCGCTCGACGTGTAGTAGTTCTTGACCGTCGCCCCCTTGCCCTCGGCATAGGCGCGGCACCCCTCGACTTCGGCAACGATTGCCGCCTCGGCCGCAGCCGCTTTCACGGCATCGGTGCCCGAGGTGTCCGCATAGATTTTGTTGTAGAGGGTGTGGAGGCCGACGAGCGGATGGTTGACCGTGTGATTGATTACCTCGGCCCCGAGGTCCGCCCGCAGCGTGACGGTGACGCCAGTTGCCGAGCCGGCGACGACGACGCGCAGCAACGACCAGACAGGAATGTTCAGCCTCGTCGTTCCGGCCGCCGTAACCGTCGCCAGATCGCTCCAGGTGCCGTCGTCGTTGCGCTTCTGCAGCGTGACGCTGTTCGATGCGCTGAGGCCGGTGCCCGCCACTGTGAGCGTCGACATGCCGCCGATGGTATAGTCGCGGTCCTTCGGCTGATAGGCGGCGAAAGTGTTCTCGACGATCTCATAGGTGATGACTGGGGCACCGACGATGACGTGGCGCAGCGGCTGGCGCGGTTGGATCTGACCGGCCGCCACCGACGTCGCCGCGGCGGCCGTTGTGCCGGTGACCGACGTAATCGACACCATGTCGGTCCACGAGCCATCCGTCTCCTGCTTTTGCAGCTTGACGTAATTGTTTGCGTCGAACCCGGTGCCGCCGACCTTGAAGCTCACATTCGCGGCGGTCGCCGGATCAGTTTCGACCTGCGCATAGGTGCCGGCGCCGACGCTCTCGCACAGCTTGTTGTAGCCGCAGAGCTGCTGCAGGCGCAGCGCCTTCAAGAGCGGGGTCGATGCGTTGTTCTTGTCGAGGTTACCGGCGAACAGGGACTTGTAGGGCGGTCGCAGGCCGTTCGTAACGCAGCGACGCACCAGATCGGCGAAGGCCGCGAAAGCATCGTCCATGCCGAGCATGAGCGGACCCGGTACCTTCTTCACGCGCCGGAAGTTGTCGAACGACACCGACCATCCGTTTGTACCGCCCGCGCCGCCAGCGACAAAGACAACCTTCTTGACCGGGCCCGTGAAGGCGTCCGGCAAGCTGGAAGAGTTGGCGGTCATGTCGCGACCGGTGAAGGTGAAAGGCTGCACGCCGCGGCGGATATCGCCGATTGTCGAGACGTTGATCCAAGGACCGTTGCCGCTCGCGCCGACGAAGCGCACCGAGATGTTGGATGGGCTGTCCACGCCCTTGTTGTTGAAGTCGACGGTGTAGATTTCGTCGAGCCCCCACGCCAAATCCTCGTCAAGCGTCCGCGTTGCAGCGAGCGTCTGGTTGGCAGCTGCGGCGGGCTGCGCGATGTTCAGCGACTGTCGGCCGCTCGTGTTCCAAAGCGTATCAGGGGTGAACTTCGCCTCCGCGCCGCTGGTATAGGCCCACCCGGCCGTCGTCGCGAGGTTCTCGAAGTCGACGACGGTCTTCGACTCGCGCGGCGTTTTGAAGGTGATGGGCGTGTCGATCGTCGAGCCATCGGTGGCCGTGTCGCGGAAGATGCGGGTGAAGTAGCCAGCACGATGACTGCGCGTGCCCTTTGCGACATTCGCGCCGCTGACAGAAAGAAGGGAGGTCACGGTCGGCAGGGATAGGATCGAACCGGAACGAAGGCCGGACACCGCATCGATGGCCGTGCCCGAGGCGGACGAGGCCAAGACCGTGCGGTTCGTCATCGTCAGCGCGCCGCTCGCAGCCGCGGCTACGGTGACGGCCAGAGCAAGCTGCCGCCCGGCGCTCGTCGTCACGGTTAGGTTGATGGTCCCGGCAGCCGTGGTCGGCGTAGCGCTCGCCACAACACGGTTGCCCGAAGCGATCACAAAGCGCGTGTCGTTCACGCCGGTCACCGTCTCGTTCGCGCCCGCATCAAGGCCCGAGACCGTGGCGACCACCGTTCCTGCCGCCGCCCCGAGAACCATGTTGGCTGTCGTGGGTGCCAGCGTGCCTTCCAGCACGTTGCTGACGTTCACGGTGCCGGTGAAGTTGAGGGTGAGAAGCCCGTTCGTCGCCGCGACGCTGAAGGTGTGCGAGGTCTTCGTCTCGTAGTCGAGCACCGCCGCCAGCGTGACGTTGCCGTTGCTCGCGACCGAGAACTTGCCGTCCGGATCGGCCGTCTTGGTGAAAGACCAGAGCCCGATCGGATTGAGGATGGACAAGGCAGCCACCGTTGAGCCGACCGACGCGGACTCCAACAGCGTCACGTCCGGAAAGGTGATCGACGGCTTGATGCCGATGATGCCGGTGCTGATGAGAGGCGCGATGAGGCCGGCGTTGAACGGGCGCGTCAGGCGAGAACCACGAGCCATGCGGGGTATCCTTCAGGCATGAAAAAAGCCCGCTGAAAGCGGGCGATGGTGGACAGGGATGCGGATGCGATCAGCGGCGACGTCGAGCGCGCAGCCAGAACGGAAGGCCGAAGAGGATGACGCCGGCTCCCATGGTCAGTGCCATGGGCCATCCAGCGGCATCGGCAACGCACCGTATAAGCTCCAGATCGGCCGTTAGCTTCGTGGTGGCCATGTCGGCATATGCGAGGTCATGCAGGGAGCAGCATGCGCCCCACGAGCCTTCAATCCAGAATGTGCAGGCGTCGTTCATGCGCCGGTGACTTCGATTTCGATGGCCGTGCCCGCCGGCGCGACCTCATAGGGGCCATCGGTCAGAAGCAGCGTGCCCTTTGAGCGCCTGACGGCGACAGTCGCGGTAGTCGTCGTGGTGGCGGTGACGCGGCCGGTGATCTGCTGCGTTCCGTTCGCACCGCCCCAACCGTCAATGACCTTGCCAAGCGGCGGGGCGGTGAACGGTTTCGCCCAAGTGATGGTGGCGATGCCTGCGGAGCCAACGACCGCGCCGCTATAGCGTTCGATGCGCGGGCCTACGGCGTCTTTGCCCGCCGGACCGGTCTCGCCTTTGGCGCCCGTTGCCCCCGCCGAGCCTATTGCTCCGGCAGGACCAACAGGGCCGACCGGTCCGGCATCGCCCTTCACGCCTTGCGGCCCGGCTTGTCCGGTGGGACCGGTGTCCCCTTTCGGCCCGGGTGCGCCGGCGGCTCCGTCCTTGCCGTTCAGGCCATCCCTGCCTGTCGGACCCTGCGGCCCGACCACCGTTGGCACCAGCGCCAGGATCGCGGCCTTGAGCGCCTTCCACGTTACCGGGAACGCGCGCTGCCTACCCTCGCCTTTGGCCTTGAAGGCCATCAGCGTGTCGTCATCGTTAAGCGGAGAATTGGACATCCGGCACACCCACTGACGGAGATGCAAGAATGTAATCCCGCGCGACCTGCGGGACGCTCATGGCTTCGAAAGCGGCGATGATTGCCGGATAGGCCGGATCAACGCCACCCTCCAACGTCAGGACCTTCAGCATCTCGGCAGGGTTCTGCGCGAGGTAGGCTCCGAAGTCCTCCCACATACCGAGCTTCTCGATACGCTGGCGAAGCATGGGCACCGGGATGAAGGTTGCGAGCTTGGCGATCGCTTCGCGCGCGGCAATTTCGACGGCCTGCGCGGCGTCGTAGTCAGCCTTCGTGATGACCGACAGGATGCCGGGGATGTCCGTCTTGCCGTTTGTGGTGCCGTAGCAGATGTCGAAAAGCGAGTTCTTCGAGCCGATCGGCCATCGGCTTTCGAGAGAGAACCCCCAAGTGACCCCGTTCGGGGCGCGCTGCCCGTTGAGCATCTGTGGCTGCACGTTGGCCGGGACGCCGGTCCCCGCGTCGAGGTAGCAGAAGGTCACATAGCTGGTCATGATCACCTTCCTCAGATTGCGACGCGGCGGACGGCGATAGTGCTGGCGTTGCTGGTTTTTGTCCCGCTCAAAAGGGTCGCGTCTGCGCTGCTCGAAGCTCGGGCGAACTGCGCTTGCGAGCTATCAACTTCTGTGGCGGTCCAATTGCCGAGAGCCGGGTTGTGATACTCCGCCCCACCACTCGCGAACGCCGCGTTGTTCTGCGCGGCGACGTACATGGCTTTCTGATGGAACGCCGCCTCGGCAGCAGGCGCGAGATACCAATCGGACAGCCCGTTAATCGTCAGATTTTCGCAAAACTGCGCGGACGGATAGGATGCGGAATTCAATGCTGCCGAATTGCTTGGCCCGTAACCAGCCCCGGTCTGGCCGGTAACACCCGCCGCCGTCGCCCAAGTCGCAGGAGTAAGGAACCCAGACGCCTTCGGCGCACGGATCGCTGCATACCGCGTACTGCCATCCGTGTATGTGCCCATGAAGAAGCCGCCGCCGTAGCCTCCGCCGATATCGGGCAGAAACTGTGCCGGGGTCGTGAAGGCCACCTTTGGCGTCTTCACCGAAGCGCCTGTGGCATCGGTGAAGACGAGTTCAGCAAGGTAGTTTGTCGAGACCGCCAACCCGAGCGATTGAAGGTTGGAGTCGATGCTATTGCCCGCCCCCGACACCGTCACGGTCTTGAAGATGACGTTCGGCGCGCTCGCCTGATAAACGTTAAGGGTCCGGCTGGCCTGTGGAATGGCGTAGTCCGAGTAATAGCCAATGGTGTCCGCCGCATAGCCAGCGAGCGTCGCCCGGAAGGTCTGCATCGGCGTCACGACCGCCCCTGCCGCCGGCACCGATAGAGCGATGGGTGCGATCTTCGGCAGCACCACCGCGCCGGACAAGCCATTCACGCTCGTCACCGGGCCAGCCTCAATCGCCGCAACAGCAGCTTCGAAGCGATCCGCGTCGGCAGCGACCTCGACGGCAAGGTCAGCCGCATAGTCCGCGACATCCACCACCGCCTTCATATCGGCGTTCCAGTTCTGCCGGTGGCCCCCGTCAGCGAGGCCGCCTGGATTGGTGGACGCGTTGTATGGGCCGTTGTTCGCCGCCGCGATGCGGTCGTATGCGGCCTGCGGCTTGGTGGCCATCAGCGAAGTTCCTTGATCTCGAATGCCATGGAATGGTTCGGGCCGCCGTTCATCCACATGGCGGCTTCCAGCGGCGAAAGCTGATTGAGACGGCCCATGAAGTTCCGGCGCAGCCCGTTCCCTTCGTCCGCCGGGTCGGACACGACGAAGACCTCTTTGCTTATGCCGGCGCGGCGCGTCAGTTCCAGCGCCCGGCCATAGCCCTCGCTGGCGTCGAGATAGTTCAGCGTGAAGCGCACCACGCGACGCGGCTCGCGCTCGTCGAAGAACTCAGCATCATCGAGAGCCGTTTCGATCGCGGTGCGCGTCTCGAAGCCGAGGCTGGCACCCCAAGAGAAGTTATGCTCTGGTTGCCATGCCGGCCCAGCGAAGATGCGACCGATGTCGATATAGCCGGCATCGTTGCTGTCCGTGATCGCGATCCGCCAGTACCGGCCAGACACGTCGGTCGGCATGATGTGCGTCGAGGTCGCGGTGAAGCCGGCGATCTCCTCCTCGGTGTAACCACCGAGCCAGAAGTTGTCGTTCTCCCACTCGAGCTCGTTCAGATCCCAGATCGCATTCGTCAGCGAGCCCCAGACATCGATTTCGCCGCTGTCATAGGTCGGTTCCGACATATCGGCGTTGGCCGAAGCCGTGATCCGCATGCGTCCGTTCAAGCTGATGGTATGGGCCACCAGGGCAAAGATGCGCAGCGTGCGCGAGCGGCCGAAGTCCATGACGATCACGGTATCCGCCGGGTTGAGCGAGGCCGAACGCGCGATCTTGGCAAGGCGGCGGTTCTGGATGTTGCCGAGTGGCAGGGGCCAGTTGCCACCCGATATCGCGGCCTCGTCGATGCGGTTCGGGAATCCCAAGAGAACAGGTTCGATCGCCATCCTAGCCCCAAAGGTCGAGAGTGGTCGACGAGATGCGATCTTCGTCCGCAGCGAAGCTCTCTTCCATGCCGATCACCACGAAGTTCTTGCCGCCCGATAGGCCGAAGCGGTCGAAGTCGAGCGCGACCGTATCCCCGAGATCAATCGCGGCCGCGGCGTCCGCCGGCACCGCGACGCGATACCGATCGCGGCGTATCGAGTTCAGCGCGAGGCGTCGGGCCGCTTCGGCTTGCGCGTCGGCGACCGTCGTCAGGGCCGTGTTTGCTTCGATCTCGGTGGCGAGCTTGTGCGCGGCCTTCGTCGCGTCGCTCGATGCCGTTACCGTCCGCCATTCCTCTTTGACGAAGGCCTTGATCGCGTCGGACGTTGCGACATCAAGTTCGGTGCCGCCCTGCGTCTGATAGGCCCGAGCATAGTGCAGCGTCACCTTCCAGGCCGGAACGCCGCTCCCGCTGTCGTTCGTGGCAATCCGCTCCAAGCCAGCCCCACGATCCAGCGCGAGGGAGGCGTCGAAGGTTTCCTCCGCCGTCGCCGCCGGAGCGGTCAGCCGGCCAAGGCGATACCGCCCGAGACGGTCGGGCACGAGGTAGCCGCCGATCGCGTCGAGAAGCCCGGTTGCAACACCAAGGATCTCGGCCGCATCGGCATCGAGCCAGACGCCCACCTCTGCGCCGTTGGCGGCATGGAGAGCGTCCACGTCACTGACGAGGAAATCTGCGCCAGCAACGAAGCCAGCACCTTCTAGGATACGGCGCACCGTGCGCGCGGCCGACCGCTGCCCCGCCGCCCCTTCACTGGCGTCTGCCGTCACGTTGCCGTCAGGCTTCGAGTTGAGCCGGAACGAGCCCTTGGCAAGGCAGGTGCCATAGGTGCCGGGGCTCAGGCTTGCGGTCACCAGCGCGGCGATTGTCGGATAATCCGTTCCTTTCGTCAGGGGAACAGCGCCGTCATAGACGGCATCGATCGACGCGAGCGGGCGAGACGAGATCTGATAGACCAAGTCATAGGCATTGGAGAGCACCGCCGGGATTTGAAACGCGCGGCCAAAGAGAAGCGACTTCGGGCGGTCTTTCAGGTCCGCCGTTCCTTCCGCTTCCTTCATCCCGCCGGCGACTGTCGTGCCCTTGTAGACCTCGGCTTGGATCGGCTCTTCCAGAAGGGCGAGACGATCGCGGATGCGGAACGTAACACGCGTCCAAGAGAACTCCGCCTGTTCGAGCGTGCCGACGAGAAGCGGCGTCCGGCTCGCCCAGGGAGAGGAGCGGCCCGTCAGCCCGTAGATGCGCAAGGCGCGGCCGTCGAAGGCGAGATCAAGGAGGTCGTCGAGTTCTCCATCGGCGTTGGCGATCACGATCTCGCCCGCTCCGACCGTTGGCGATCCGCCGGTAGTGCCAGGCGCGAAGAGATGACGGTCATAGTTGCCGGCGTTGATCACGCCGCTCTCGAAATGCGCGTTGGGCGGCGCATCCGAGGGCGTCGTGGTGTACCCGGTCGAGCCGAAGCGAAGCGTCGTGACGGCGTTCGCGGCGGGGTCGAAGGCGTCGATCTCAATGAGGTAGATCACGATGCCTTCCTCGCGAGCGCCTTCTTCTGCGCGTTCACCCCGTCATCGGCGATCTGATTGCCGCGACGGATTTCGTCGGTCGTCATCTGCGCACCGGCGGCAACCACTGCCGTCAGCCTGTCGATCTTCTGGCTGAGCTCGGCGAACTCGGCACGGGTCACCGATCCGCTGTTCTCGTTCGCCGGCACCATGCCCGTCCGGTTGATGGCGTCGAGCACCGGATATGTGCGCGGCGTGACCTTCGGAGCCGAGATCACCATCTCCCCGCCGGCAAGTGCGACCGACCCGCCGTTCTGATAGCGCGCCAGCACCGAGTCCTTGTTCCAAAGACCGTTGCCGATGATGCCGCCGTTGGCGAAGCCGGGGATCAGGCCGCCCATCTGCTTGTTGATGCCGATGTACTGGTTGATCACGGCATCGACCGCCGCAAGCTGTTCCTTCGGCAACGCAAGGCGCCACTTCAGGAACTCGTCGTTGCCATTCGTCAGGCCGTAATTGCCCGTGAAGTTCAGCCCGAGCTGCTTCACGCCAGCATCGATCAGGCGGTTGCGTTCCTTGTTGATGCCGAACGACCGGCCGCCGTCCACCTGATCCTGAAGCTTCTGCTGCGCCGCAATGGCTTCCTTCAGCGCGGTAATGCCTTCGGCGATCGTCTTCGTGTTGTCGCTGATGTCGATGAGCGAGCCGACCTGATCTTTCAGGAGATCAAGCTGGCTCGTCGCCTTCGTATCAGCCGACTTCAGCGAACCTTCCACCTCGTTGAACGCGGCGAAATAGCTCTCGCTCGACGCGTAATAGGCCTTGGCCTCGTCCAGATAGCTCTGGCTGACCGAAACGAGTTCTTCCTGCGCGTCCTTGTCGCCGGACATGGCGCGCGCCTGGACGTCGCGGAACTTCGTCTGCGCCTCGAGGAACTGGTCCTTCTGCGACAGCGGGGAGTCGTCCGAAAGGCGAATGCCGGTCAGGAAGTCCTTGATCTGCTTCTGATAGCTTTCGAGGTGATCCTTGCTTTCGTTGTACGCGGACAGGAGGTCGCTTTCGGCTTCCGCCCGCTTCGACGTGGCGTCCGCTAAGCGATCGGACAGGAAGCTCGACAGACCGCTTTTCACCGTCTCGTCGCTGATGACCTCGACGAACTCCTTCACCTTGCCCGTCAGTTCGGGGAACGCCGCGATCAGGTCGTTGAACGCTCCGCCCGTCAGTTCGGCGCCGTCCACGAACGCCTGCGCCTGTTTCGTAAAGAACGTGTCCACAAGCGAGGTGTCGACGTTGACGAGGCTGGCGTCCTTCAGAAGGTCGTCGCGCTGCTTGATGAGATCGCGGACGCTGGCAAGGTAGCCCTTGCCGTCGAGGTCGTTGATCTTGTCCTGAAGCGACTCGGTGAAGCTGTCGCGCAGCTTCTCCATCCGCTGCCCGAGCGCCTTATCGATTGCTGCCGCCGTTTCGTCGGCCGACATGCCGAGGTCCACGAGCGCCGTGCGAAGGCCCGAAGCCGCGCCCTGTGCCTCGCCAATCGCCTTCTCGATGTCCGACTGTTCGACCGTATCGCCCGACACGATGCGCAGAAGGCCTTCCTGCGCCGCCTTCGTCGCTGCTGCCAAGGCCTCATCGCGCTTGCGGATCGCGTCGCCGTATTTTGCTTCGTATTCAGCCAACGCAGCGTCGCGCTTTGCGGCTGCCGAGTCGAGCGCGCCCGTGACATCCGCTTGCGTCGCTGAGGACTTCGTCCGCGTGATTGTTGGTTGACCGAGATTGTAGTCGTAGCCGCGCTTCACGACATCGTTCGTCAGCGCCTTAGCTGCGCTGGACGCGGCTGCATATTGCGCGAGGATGCTGTCCTTCTGTTCAACTGGGACCGCATAGGCGTCCTCAATGTCCTTCATGAAGCCGCGATAGCTATCCGCCTGCGCCATCACCGCGTCGCGGGCCTTGGTGAAGGACGTGTCGAGGCCCTGCCCCTTGCCGAGATCGGAAATGGCTCTTGGAAGATCGGCTCGGAAAATCTGTGAAAGGAACTCTGTGTAGTTGGCGATCGCCATGCGTGCGCCGTCGATCTGCGCCGTGTTCTCACCGCGTTTAGTTGCCTTGGCTAATTCGTCGTACTGCGCAAGCGTCGCGTTCATATCCATGATGCGCTGGCTTAAGGCGCCGCGCTCGACGCGATTAATCTCGTCGTTGAACTCGACGAACTGCGGATGGTTTTGCCGCCATGCGTCGTCCGCCGCCATCTGGCGCTGACGCTTTTCTTCTTTCTTCTTGGAGGAACCGCCGAAGAGACCAGATACCAACCCAACGACACCGCCGATGGCGGCGCCTGCTACAGTGCCAATGCCTGGGATCATTGATCCGAGTTGCGCGCCGGAGAAAATGCCTCCGACCCCTCCACCTACTGCAGAGCCACTCTGGTATCCATTAGCCGCGATACCCACCAAACCTCCGATGCCTTGGAAGGCATCTTTCGCGGTCATGCCGGCAGGAAGCTCCAACGATATGCCATTCTCGCTCGTTGTCGGACGTTGCGTTGGGATAGGCACCGCGCCGTTGGCGATCTTGCGCTGCGCATCAATGGATCCGTCTGAAACCGCTCTTGTTAGATCACTTTTCCCGAGCAGTCGGTCGGCATTCGCCTGATGCCCGGCCATCTGATAGCTGACCTTGTCATAGACCGTGCCTGGCGCCCCACCATTGTTGGCGTCCGATGCCTTGTAACGTCCCGGGCTACCGGCATTGATCGTTGAGTACAGATCCAGCAGGCTCATGCCCTGCTTGAAGCCCCGGTCCTGAAGATAGGACACGACGGACTTCATCTGGTCCGAAACGCCCTGCCCGATGTGGGCACCGTACTGCTTCTGTTCGGTCGGGCCAAACTGGATGAGGCCAAGATGCTTCCCGCCAGCGCCGCCCTTGATATCGGGGCTAAATGTTCCGCCAGTTTCGTAAGAGATGACGGTGGCGAGGTCCTTTGCGGAAGTGCCGAGCTTGTTCGCAGCCCAGCGAAGGGACGTGACCAAATCCGAGTTCGAGCCTAGGCCAGTAGAAGAAGAGGTATATGCAGAAGCTTGTGCCGCTTGAGTCGGTTTGCTCATGGCGGCCGTTACTGTGCCGATCTGCGTTGCGTAGGATGACGCCGATTGCTGCTGGACCGGATTGACCAGATCGCCGAAAAGCTTGTCGAAACCGGCAGACGCCAGCTTCTGTCCCAACCGTGCGAACGAACTGACCAACGAGTCCAGAACGCCCTCGCCCTGGCCGATGGAGTCGATCATGTCCGCGAATGCGTCCTTGGTCGCCTTGTGCAGATCACGCGTGGCGTCGCCGGCCTTCTCCACCGCCTCGACATAGCGAAGCATTCCGGCGCGGCGCTGTCCTTCGGCGGAGTCGAAGTCGATACCGGACGAGTTCAGTTCGGCGGCGATGCGTTGGTCCTGCTCGGACCGGCCTGCCTGCGCGAGACGGAAGGCGACATCGCGCTGGAAATTCAGTTTGTCGAGCGCCTCGGTGGCCTCGCCTATGGCTGCGGCCTGTGCCTTGATCGCGTCGATTTCGCTCGGGTCAACGAGTTCGCCGGCTTCCTTCGCCGCCTGCTTGGCGGCCGTCATCAGGTCGTATTCGACCCGCAGGCGCGCTGTCTCACCGACGCTCTTGCCGACAAGGTCGATTTCCATCTGCGCCTGTTCGACTTGGCTCTGCCCCGCCTCGACGCGCTGGCGCATGGCCTCGGCAAGATCGAACTGCGACTGCTTCAGGGAGAGGTTGCTGGCCTCCTGCGCACGGCGCTCGATTTCGGCCGAGTTGTTGCGAAGCTCGGGATCGTTGGCGAGTTCCAGGCGGACACGTTCTGCCGCGATGGATGCTTTCTCGGCCGCAGTGCGGGCGGTGATGGCGCGCACGTCGAGGTCATAGCCGGACCGGCGGTTCGTCTCGACGCGGCCGAGTTCCTCCAGCGACTTCCGGCGCAGATCGACCGCACGCCGTTCGTCAGCCTCGGTCTTCGCGAGGCGCATCATCTGCTGGTAAGTCTGTTCGATCCGCTGGCTGTCGGTCAGGCTGGAAGGAACGAAGCTTCCGATCTCGCCTGCGAGGTCGTTGAACTGCTTCATCACGGTCTGGAAGCGCGCAACGCCGTTCTGCGCCTCCCACATCGCCTGCCTGAGTTGCTTCGTGCGGGTTTCCACCTCGAAGAGCGTCGTGCCGAACTCGGTCGCGGTCTCAATTGCTTTCCGCAGCTTCTCGTCGCTGCCGGCCTGCGCATACATCCGATCCATGTCCTGCATGAACTTCAGGACGTCAGCGCCGCCGTTCTTCAACTGCGCGCGCAGCTCGTTTATGCGATCTTCAACCGGCTTCAGCTTGCTCTGAACGGCATCGGTCTTGATGTTGCTCAGGTCCAGCGCGAACCCGCCAGAGGGGTCCATAGCGCCTGCCATCAGGCCAGAGCGACGACCGAGAATGCCGTTGTCGCCGGTGACGTTCGCCTGGAACTCCTTCACCTGGTCATCAAGGATCTTCTTGAGGTCGCGGAGTTCCTTTCCGGCCGTGACAGTGAGGATGCTGCCCTGCCAGTTGGCGAGGCCCTTCACCTTATCGCTGAGCGAGCCGTAACGGTCTTCGATCTGCTTCAAGAGTTCGTCGTGCTTCTTGAAGGCTTCGTCCATATCGGGGACGGCTTTCTGCACGGCCTTCGAAAAACCGATTGCGGCCACGGTGGCGACGCCGATGGCCGCGGCACCCCATCCGAAGGGACCGATCTTTGCGGCGACGTCCAGCACGCTTTGCCCGAGCGCCTTCATGGAGCCACGGACACCGTTCGGGTGATCCCCGAGAACCTGGACGATCTGCCCGCCTTGGCTGGCGATTATCTGGAACGGGCTCGCGCCCATGGCGAGCATCGTGCCAATGTCGTTGATCTGGTAGCTCAGACCCTGCACCTGTCCACCGGACAAGCGAGCCGCATCGCCGGCGTCTGTGAGATGCTTCGTCATCCGTACATAAGCGGTCTGGGTCGCGGTAGCGCGTTCGCCAGCGACAGCGATCATGCGACCCATGGTTTCAGCACTGATGGCTCCGGAAGCGTGGGAAGCCCGGATTTCCTCCACGTCCTTGCGGTATTTCAGGCCGATCGCAAAGAGCGCGTCATACTTGGCGCGGAGTTCGTCTGCGCCTTTGACCTGCGGCTGGAACGGATTGTCGTTGGCAGGCTTGCGCGCGAGTTGGTCTGCCAGCTTCGCTTGCATCTCCGCAACGCCGCGCACCGCCGTCTCAAGAGCCGCAGCCGAACGGGCCATGCTGGCGGACGCGGTGTCGAACGCACCCATCGCCTGGGAACTGCGCGAGATCGCGGCCGATGCTTCCGCGACCGCCGGCGCAATGCCGCCCATGGAGTCGCGCACCGCTTCAGCCATCTTGTCCGCGACGACGCCGATCTGCATCAGGTCGGAGGACACACTGGTCTGCATCTGCTGGACGGCAGCGGTCGCAGGCGCGGTGTTCGCCTGCATCGCCTTCATGGCCTTGGCCATGCTCGTCTCAAGGCCGGCGAAGCTCTTCGACAGGTTGGCGTCGAGCTTGGTGACGGCACCGACAATTTCCCCGGTGGCTTTCGTGAACATGGCCTCAACGGCGGCCATGTTCTTCTCGATGCCGCCCATGGACGCGCGCACAGAAGCCGCAGCCTTCTCGCCAGCCTTCTCCAGCTTGGCCATGTCGCCAGTCGTCTTCTCAAGGCCGGTGGCCTCAATAGCGATGGAAACGCGAGCGGCTTCGGTCAACTCAGTCTTCCCTCTTCACCTTCACGATGCCCACCATGTCACCGAGGCAGGAGAAGGTTTGCTTGGCGCGTTGGGCGGCTTCGACGGCGTTCTTCGGCGGTGCGTATTCCGCTTTCCGCTTGATGCCGTGGATCTGTTCTTGATGCTGCCGGTCTTGATCGATGCGCTTGATCGCGGCGCCAACAGCGAGGTGCAGGCGGTGCAGGTCGCATTCCATGATGTCGCTGTCCGACCAGCCCGGCAGATAGGCGACGGCTCGCTCATAGGTCTGAACGAGCCATTCGCCGAAGGTCAGCCGTTTCCCTCGTCGCTGTCCTGGGTGTCGTCGCCGTCGTTCAGGTCGGGATCGCGGCCGCCGTTCTGCAGGATGCTGACATAGCGAGCCAGCGGCTTGGTGAGGTTCCCAACACCGGCACGCCAGACCTTATCATTCAGGTCGTCGGTGGAGATGTTCTTGGCGGTGATGCCCTGCTTGACGATGTACTGCGCCACTTCGAGGCTGAGCACCTGCAGCGCCTGGAAGGTGCCGACAAACCCACCGTACTGCCGGGAGATGTTCTGCGCCGCCTTCAGCGTCGAGCGCAGATAGAAGGTCTCGCCGTCGAGCTTGATTTCGACGTCGGTCGAAAGAGTGGACATGGGGTCAGCTTCCTTGGTTGAAGGTCAGTAGGGTCAGGTGGCCGGCAGCGCCCTGACCAAAGCGCCGCCGGCCTCGCTCGCGAGCGATCGCGGTCAGGAGGCGGTGGCTTCGATCTCGAGGATTTCCGAGTTGATGCCGATGTTGAACGTCGTGCGGATGAGGTTGTCGACGCTGCCGAGGTTCTCGCTCGTCGACATGACCTTGCCGCGGAAATAGTATTCTGTGGGCTTGCCAGCGGCGGTCGGCTTGTCGTTCAGGACGACGTGGAAGTTGAAGTCGAGATCGGACTTCATCGCCGCACGAAGCGCCTTTTGGCCAGGGTCCAGAGCGTCCTTGAAGCAGACGAGGGCCAACGTACCGGCGTTGAGAGAGCCGCGGAACTTCTGGACGCGACGATCGCCAACGGCAGTGCCGGTGACCTCGTTCGCCGTGTCGCCGAACTGACCGTTGTCCTCAACCTCGCCAATTTCTGCGCCAGGGTTCAGGTCCGCCTTGTATTCGCTGAGCGTCTTCGCGGCGGCGGTGGTGCCAATCCAGGCCCTCGTGCCGCCGTTGATGAACTTCGCCATGACCGTTCCTTTCGAGATGGCGCAAAGAAAAAGCCGCCTTGGAGGGCGGCCGTGGCGTCTCGCTACGATGCGAGGGGATCAGCCCGAATGGGCCGAAGGGTTGTTCAGATCGGGCGGCAGACGCGAACGCTGAAGATCGGGACCGAACCGGCCTCCCCGATGTTTTGCGACTTGATCGCATCGAAATCGACGATCAGGCCGGCATTGCTTGCTCGCGAGATGGCGACGGACACCGCGCGGAACGCTTCCTTCACGTCTTCTGCGAGCTTAGCGTCTTCCGTGTTCATGGCTGTTCGTCCATCCGAATGGTGAGGGTGATGATGCGCCCGGTCTCGTCGGGGTCCGTTGGCGCGAGGATGGGTCCCGTCGCGGTCACCACGATGACCCGGAAGCCTGCGACGGTGAGCGGCCGCCGGTGAAAGAGCGCCCTCACCCGTTCGGCGGCGATCTCGACGGCATCGAATTGGCTATCGGCCCGACCGTAAATGGCGATGTCGCGGACGACCTGTCGCCCGCGCGCGTTGGTGATGTCGCGATCCACGTCCGAAACCGTAGTGGACGCGAGGATGATGGGCCGCTCGGCATCGTCTGGCACCGGGCGAAAGGTGATGATGGACGGGTTGCCCTGCCATTCGCCCAAAAGGGCCGTCAGAGCGCTGTCTTCGGCCATGCGGGCATAGAGGGCGTCCGACAGCGCCCGCACGCTTAGGAGGCCGGCTGAGAGGCCGCCACGGCGCCGGGCGCAATGCCGGTCTTGGCGGCTTCGCGAGCCTGCTTCTCGGTGCCGCCGATCGCGATGTTGCCCGCGTTCAGATGCGCGACCACGTTGGCGTCGTCCTTGTCGACTTCCTTGTTCGCCGTGCCGCCGGGCTCGATGGAAAACGGCTCACCGGACTTGTCGCGCAGAACGACGGAGGAGCGGGAAAGGTTGGCGATGTTCATGACTTGCCTTCCGTGGCTTTGTTGACTGCTTTGGCGATCAGGTCGCGGGCCTTCTGCTCGTTCTTGGCGAGCGCGGGTCGCATGAAAGGGCGCGGCTCCATCTTCGACGTGCCGTATTCAAGGTGCTTCGCGTAGGGAGCGGTGGCGACCACCTCCACCTCATGATCCTGGACCGGCAGCGTGTCGATGCTCTTGTCCAGTTGCCGGGTGTCCGCGTTCGGCGGCTGTCCCGGCGCAGATGGAACGTGGTTCTTGCCGGTGACCGAGCCTTCGGTGATTGACAGGGCAGCTTCGGTCTCAATGGTCTTGCCAGCGACGAAGAGGGCTTGATCCACCAGCGATGTGAGGCGGTTGGACAGCTTGGCGGCGAAGGGGGTGAACTCCGCCTTAGCCAATGGGTCGCCCCCGCATCTCCCACGACGCCATCGCCGGGTCCTGCATGATGGTGATGAGCTTGTAGCGCTTGGCCCGGATCGTGATTTCGCTGTCGGTGGTCGGCACGGCATTCACGCCAGCCTGGAGGACGATCAGCTTCACGTCGGTGTCGGGGATGCCATTTCGAGCTCGATAGCCTTCGCTGAAGCTGTCGATCATCCCATGCGCCGGTGTGTCGGTCCATGTGACTGGGCCGGTTGGGCGACCCCCGACGATGGCCTGCTTGCGATCCGTGTGCAGAGTGGCGTCGATGAAAAGCGGGGAGAAGATGGCGCCGAAGACGCCTTGGAGATCGCCGTCGAGCAAGCCCATGGTCAGACAGCCAGGATCGGGGGAAAGAGCCGGCGCACGAGCGCGAGATACCGCGTGCCGAAGCTGGTGGACGAGAGCGACCCGCGCTCCGCCGCGTCGGACCCGCTCTCCGCCCGCTCCAGTTCGAGCGAGCCGATCTTCAGGCGCTTGAACGCCCCGAACTGCGCTTCTGACGACGTGCCCTGCCCGCCAAGGGTGAGCAGGTGCGCCGCCATCAGCATGACCCCGCGAAGCCGATCGCCGTCCGGCCAAGACCCGTCCGTGCCGGCGTCCGCCTCGTCGATTGCTGCCTGGATGGCAGGCGTGGCGACCGCAGCAAAGGCTGGATAGGCGGATTGGAACTCGGACGGCGTCGGCTTCACGTAGGCCATCGTCAGTCCGCCTTGTTCGCTTCGACGAACGCGGCCTTCTCGTCTTCGGACTTGGCGTCGAAGCCAGCAACGGCGTCCTCGCGCAAGCTCTTGGTCGCGTCCTGACCATCCTTGGTGATGACGTGCCAGCCGCGCCCCTTATCGACGACGGCATAGGCCGAAGGCGTCGGGGCTCCCGTTTCCGGGGCCGGACCATCGGCCGCGGGCGGATAGTCGGAGCCGCGATCCAAGCCTCCCAGCCCGAGGAGCGCGTTGCTCTTCAGGCCGGCGAGCTCGCCAACGGGGATGTCGAGATCGCGCGTTTCGCCGGGCTGCAGGTAGACGGCCCCGGTCACCGTGTTGACGCCTTGGAGCGCCTTGGAGTTGTTCGTGACTTCCACGACCGTTCCTCCTTACTGAACCGCAGGCGCGGTGGACATGCCGTCCGCGTAGGCCATGGCGCCGGGCAAACGCACTTCCGTGCCGCCGGTGCGCGCGATGATGCCCGTCTCGAAGCCCATGATAGACTTCTGACGCGGTTGAAGCACGCGACGCGGCATCGGGAGATGGAAGCGAAGCACCTCCACGTCCTTCCGATAGGCGACCATTCGGCCGGTCCCGCCATTGCCCGCCGCACCGAGTTCGCGGAGCGGCTTGATGTCGAGCGGCTGCCCGGTTTCGGCGGTGTAGATGTTCCCCTTCTGCAGGTATTCGATGCCGGAGATGAGGAAGTCGCCGGTGCCGACGCGGATAGTGGACAGGAGGCGGAAGGCCGAAGGCGGAAGACGGATGCTGTTCGCCCATTCCGTCTCTGCCGTGTTCTCGCGAACGCTCGACAGCAGGTTGTTGATGTCGTTCAGCACCTGGTCGACGGTCTTGTCCTTCCAGAGGCGGGAGGACCCCGTGCCGTTGGCCGGAACATCGATGCGCGACACGCGCGGATCGTTGGCGAAGCCGGTCCAGCCCTTCTCCGTCGCGCCGATCATGGCGATGGAGTTCAGCAGGCGCTCCACCTTATCGGCTGCGGAAACGGCCTTCGTGTCGTTCAGGTTCACGCCATAGAGCGCGGCCTGATTGACCTCCTCGATGTTCCACTCGTAGCCCGAGCCGATCATCGCGAAGTCCTGGCTCGCCTGGTCGCGCAGCACCTGATTGAACGGCATGTCGGTGCCGGCGCCAGACAGGAACTTCGCTTCGCCGGCGGCATCGACCGTGAAGAAGGTGGTGCCGATCGCCCATTCGTTGCCCTCGGTGACGACCGGGACGTGAGCGGCATAGTTGAAGGTCGGATAGCGGCGCTGGTAGACCTTCGTCTCGATGTTGCGACCCTGCGCGATCACGAAGGGAAGCGCGGCCTGCGCATCAGCGAAGGCCCGGTTCTGCATGTTCATATCAGGCGCTCCGGTTCTTGGTGGAGATTTCGACCACCGAGCCCGCAACGCCGGACGTGTCGAAGAAGGTTTCGGGGATGGGCCCGACGATGCCGGTGCCCGCGGCGTTGACCACACGGTCGTTCACCGTGTCGTAATACACGGGATCGCCATCGGCGACGGTGCCGCCGGCGACGTGGTACATCTGACCACGCAGCATGAAGGCGCCGGTGAAGAACTGCGGATAGCCGTCCACGAGCGTCGAGCCGGGGGCGACCGGCGGAACGGCCGGGTTCAGCACCGCGAAGCCCATGAACTTGCCGCCCGCCGCAAGGGGAATGACGCCGTGGTCACCGACGCCGCGTGCGACCGGCTGGCCGAACTTGATGCCAGCAACGTTCTCGACGGTGCGGCTGATCTTGTTGCAGCTCTCCTCGTTGGCGATCTGGCCCTTGAGGCCCTTGGCGGGCTGGCCGCCGTAAGTCGTCTGATAGGGTGCCATGGTCGCGCCTCCTTACTTCGCAGCCGCCGGGAGGTGCGCGGAGTGCATGTCCGCGACCATCTGCTGATAGGCCTTGCTCGGGCCATCGGTGTCGTTGTGGGGGGTGAGTCCGTCGCCAAGCGTCTGGCGCAGCGGATCGGACTTCGCGGCTTCGTCAGCGAGGATGTCGAAGCGGGCCTCGATATAGGCGTCCGACTTGCCTGCCACGGCCGCATCTCCGAGCTTGGCGACCACGACGGCCTTCTTGATCGCAGCGTCCGCGAGGCCGGTGGTCTTCACGTCCTTGGCGATGACCGAGGCAGCTGCGACGAGATCGGCACGAGCTTGGACGCGCTTGTCGAGATCGGCGTCGGAAAGCACCTTGGCCTTCAGTGCATCGATCTCGGCATCCTTCTTGGCGATCTCGGTGTCCTTGGCCGTGATCGCCGCAGCGTTGTCGGTCGTGAGCTTGGCGATGTTCGCCGCGCTGTCCGAAAGGCGTTGCTGCAACGTGGCGATGACGGTGGCGCCCTGATCGGTCACTTCGATCGGGATGCCATCGACGGTAACCGTCTTGAGCGACATGGGTGGTTCCTTGTCCGTGGTGAGAATGGGGCCAATGCCCCAGGCGTCCGCACCGTCTCCGATGCGGCATTCGGTGCCCGCCCGTCCGCGCTGGACAATGGCGAGGTGATTGGCGCGGATGTTCCGCTGAACAGCGTCATAGGCCTCGCCTGAGGGCGTGGTGCCGCTTTCGAAGGCGAGGTCGCAGGTGTAGCCGGCGGAAAGCTCGCGCTTGCCTTCCTGCACCTTCTTGATTGTCGCGGCGTCCTTGACGATGAGCGGAATGCGGAGGCGATGGCCGTCTCGCAGCACTTCGCCGCTCGTCTCTCCGACTGCCAGACGCTTCCAGTTGTCTGCCGTCACGGCTTCAGCCGGGTGATCGTCCGTGACCGGGATGTGGGAGAAGGACGCGAGGCTGTCGTTCGAGAACACCTCTGCTTCCGGTCGGTAGACGCGCACGGTGGCGAGTTCCGGCTTGCCGACTTCCGCCCCGAGATAGGTCTGCACTCCGGTGCGCACGGCGCGCGCTTCGGCGACCAGATATCCGTCAGCAGTCGTTCGCGCGCCGTCGACCGACGCGGCGTCGATGAATTGCATGGCCGAAGTCCTCGCTTGTCGCTATGTTCCGCGCCGATGGACGAGCCAGCCCCACAGCAAACCCGGTTCTATGTGATTATCGAAGACCCCGACCGCCCAGGCGTGAAGGGCGTTCTCGACATCTTCCGAGCGTCATCGATCTGGGAAGCGAGACGGCTTACCAGGGAGCGCCATCCCAACATCGGTGATTTCGAGATCGGAGCCGATCACCAGAAGGTGGAGATGCCCGAGGACATCGCCCGCCTGTTCCGCTAGTCGAGGTCCAGCACCGGCATCGCCCTGCACCCGCAGAAGATAGCCTGCCCCGGATGCCCGTCTGCCGGCGGGTCGTCCCACCTGAATTCTTTGCCGTTGCGCGCAACATGCTCTTTGCGAGCGTGCTTCTTGCCCGATTTCCGCCATTCGTACTTGGCGATCCCCGCTTCCTGCTGGCGCATCTGATCCAGATTGCTCGCCAGCTTCGTGGTCTGGTCGATCGCAATGCGGTTCGCCCGGCCTCGAGCGATGCCGAGGTCTTCGGATAGTTGCTTGCCGAGTTCGCGGCGCGGGGTGCCGCCCGCATATGCCGTCCACACCCGGTTATCGATGGTCTGCAGCAGGTCTTCCGCGACGTTCGTGATCAGCGATGAAGCCCACCTGACCGCGGCCTGCGTCTGATCCAAAGCCTCCTGCGAGGTGAGGAAGGCGACGATATCGACGCCGGTCCCCGCCTTCACCGCGCCGATGAAGCGCATTCGGTGCCATTCCTCGACGCGTACGGCCCATCGCGACAGGCGACCGCTCACCGTTGCGGCCAAGCGCTGCCCGATCTCCCGAACACCCTCCAGAGCGCCTCCTAGCGAGTCCACACTGTCGCTCGTAACGGCCGGGCGCGGTTCGTAGGCAGGCAGCAGGATTTCGGCGATGGCCGTATGTATCGCGCCAATGATGCCTGCCGCCTCGCTTTCAAGCGGCGCAGCCAATGCCGGCGGCGGCTCTATCGGACGAAGCACCAGACGCTTCCGGGGCCGGGCTCCAACCATCTTCGCAAGGTCGTAGCGCATTGCCTACACCCCTCGCGGGCGCAAGCGATACTGCTTGTGCAGGAAGCCATAGACATCACGGTCATCGCCATAGACGGCCATGAACCGCCATTCGATGAAGGGCAAGAACCGGACCGGCTTCCAGTCGGTGATAGGCTCCATCGACATCGGGGCAGTCCTAAACCGGCTCAATCATTTCGGGCATGTTCAAAAGGTGCGGTGGGTTATCTTTTGAGCACAGCCGAGACAGCCTGCTCGAAACCGAACGTTTGCGGTCACCCTTCGGCGACCTTCGCTTTCCAGTCCTCATCCAGCGGCTCGAAGATTTCCGGCCCGAGCACGATCTCACCCTGATAGGGCTTCACCTTCGACAGATCCGCCGGCGCACCACCGTAGCTGATGGTGATGTGCGGCTGATATTCGGGATGATCCCAAGACGCGCCCGCCTCGCGGATTTCCTCGTGTCGCCACTTCAGCGACCGGCCGGGGATGAGAAGCACTGACGCTTCGCCGAATTGCTCCATGACGCGCGGGCCACCGGCGGCGATCTTCAGTTCGCTCTCCCAGGACTCTCCGACCTTCATCCAGTCCACCGGCGCGCGGCTGAAGGCGATGGTCACATGCAGGTCGTCGGCATTGAGCGTGGATGTGAACCCCTGCCCCTTGGCCCAAGCGATGATCGCTGCGCCGTTCTTGACCTTGCGATGGACGTAGAGGGGCGCGGGCTCGGCATCGTTGGCCGCAACGCGCAGCCGCTCGACGTTGCCGGTCAACTCCTCCTCATCATCCTCCTCATCCAGTTCGACCGTGGTCTGCCCGTCATAGGCCGCCTCGATGCCGGGGAACGTGCCGTCGTCGATCAGCCGCCCCTTCACGCCTTCCGCCAGCACTTCGGCCGGGATCAGCGCCTCGCGAGCATAGATGGCCGCCGTTTCCGCCGTGGATTTGGCGATCTCGGCTTTCTCCTTGTCGCTCATCTGCCAGAGCGGGGCCCAATCGTACCAGACGCCTTCCGGCCGGGAGCCGAGGGCGGAGCGGATCAGCACCTCATCCAGCCGAGCCAACGCGGGCCCGAGTTCGTTCACCTGCCGAGCTCGGAGATGATCGTGATAGTTCCGCATGTCGCTTTCGCCAGTGGCGCTCATCCCTGCCGGCGACTGCCCTAGAAGGCGGGTGACGGGAATGTCCGCAGCGCCGGCGGCGACCTGCAAGAAGATGCGCATCAGGTCAGGGAAGGCTCCGAAGTTCAACTGCTTCTGCTGCCAGACCTCGCCTTGCTTCTGGCCATCGCCTTCGATCAGCAGCATGCCAAACATGCCCTTCGCCATCGCCGCATACTGGAAGCGGTTCGTGACGCTCGCTGTGCCGGCTTGGGTGGACAACGCTTCGGACAGGCCGGGCATGGAAATAATGTCGGTCTTCGCCTCTGGAATGAGCCCGGAAACGTGCTGCTGCGCCGATGATGCCTGTATGATCGCGTCGTAGAGCGCCTGAAGGATGCTATCCCCCCAGCCCTCATATCCGACCATGGACGGCAGCGGTGATCCGATGAAGCGCACCACCCTCGATGGGTGAAGTTCGACCGACTGCGACGCGCTGTTGATCTGGTAGCTCTTGGGTTCTCCGAAGTACGGCGATACCGGATCACGGTCGACGTCGTTGGCCGCGATTTCGTGCCGGCTCAGCACATGGAGATATCGAAGGCCGCCCTTCTTCACGCCGTCAACGCGCAGTTCCTGGCGCGGGTCGTTCGCTCCGTCTCCAAGCACAAGCACCGCACCGCCGTAGAGGCGCGAGAGGCAGAGGGCGCGCGCCACCTTCTGGCGGATGCCAAGCTGCTTCTCCAACGCCTCAAGCGCCTGGATCTGGTCCTCATCCGCCCGCCACGTGCGCCACTCGCGCGTCATGTCGAACGGGACGATGTCCACCACCTTCCGGGCCAGCCAGTCCGATCGGTACGCGGCCTCGAGCTGGACCTGAGATTGATGGTGTAGGACGAAATTGGTGTCGGTGTTCTTGTCCTTGGACGATCCGAGACCTGTGATGAGGTTCTGCAGGCGATCCAACCAGAGAACCATCACACAACCTCAAGCATGCCGTACCTGAACCCCGGCGCTGATAGACGACCGAACGCCCCCGAAGTGGCGTCCACCTGATCCTTGAACGAGCCGCCCGGAAACAGGCAGAGTTCGTCGAGATAGTCCGCGTTCCAGGTGCCCTCGACGATGAAGACGTTGCCCGCCTCGCACTGCGACGAGAACGGCTCGGCTCGCGTTACCTTGTCGCCAGTCTCGGGCTCGGCTTTCACCCGCCACCCTGCCAGCATCGATACGAAGTCCCGCGCTTGCACCTTTCCGGCTTGGCCAGGGTCTTGCGGCAGGCTGATCTCGACATCCCGTCCGTCCATCTCGGCAGTGGCCTTGATGAGCGCGCGGACCCGGTGGCCCTCGTCTCTCGTTCGAACCACGCCACCGACGACATAGGAGCCGTCAGGAGCGCGCCCGAGCTTCACCCCAGCAGTCCAGGCCGCCGTCTTACTCTTCGTCGCTGCAAGGTCCCAATGACGCACCCAGCGCACGCCCGGCGGGGCTTGGCGGATGAACTTACCCTCGAACCAGTGGCGCTTGAACAGCCCGCCCTCACGCGGGGTCGGGCGCTGCTGAAACTGGCCTGCCACGGCATAGGCGCCCATCGGCACCTTGTCTCGCTCCACCACCTCTTTCGGGAACCGCTCGGGAAAGAGCAGCTCACCCTCATAGGTGCGGGGATCGTCGAAGCCGATGGAGGTATGGCACCGGCGTTCCGGCTCGAACTCCATCGGCAGCATCAGGTGCTGATAGCCAAGGCCCAGCGACATGATCTGGCCCGACACGTCCTTTTCGTGCAGGCGCTGCATAATGACCACGATGGCGGACGTGGCCGGGTTGTTCAGTCGGGTCGGCACCGCCTCTCGGAAGATGCGCGTCGTGTTCTCGCGCTCGGCATCCGACTCCGCCGTCTCGGTCGAATGCGGGTCGTCAATGATGACGCGATCGCCGCGGCCGCCGGTCAGGGAGCCGAAGGCCATGCCCTCACGAAACCCGGTCTTGGAATTGGCGAAGGACGCCTCACCTGCCCGGATCAACTTCACCTCTGGCCAGAGCGACGTGTACCACTCGCTCGTCACCAGATCGCGCATTCGCCGGCTGTCGCGCTTGACGTATTTCTCCGCGTAGGAGGTCGTCAGGTAACGGAGCGCCGGGTTGCGCGTCCATTCCCACGCCGGCCACAGAACGCTCGTCAGCAGCGATTTCATGGTGCCAGGCGGCACGTTGATCAGCAGGCGGTTGATGTCGCCCGCGCTCACCGCCTCCAGATGGTCGCACAGCGCATCCACGTGCCAGCCGTGCACATAGGGCTGCGAAGGCTCCAGAACGTGCCACGCCTCGCGGACGAAGCCGACGAGGCGTTCGCAGCGGGTGCGAATCCTCTCCGCATCCCTGGCGACCCGGTCACGCTCCGTCTGCTGGCGCCGCCTCTCCTTCTCCGCCCGAATGGCCCTCAGCATCGTCGCCGGCGGAACCGGCAAGCTGACCGAAGAGAGCTTCGAGGCGGTCAAGGTCATCCGTGCTCATGTTCGTCAGGTCGACGGTCGGGATCGGCCCACCGTTCGGGCCTGAGTGCTGCATGGTCGAAAGCTTCGGATGCACATACGGCGCGGCGGCGACGGCCATCCGGTCCCGCCTCTCACCTTCGGCGCGCGGGTTGCGCATCACCTTCAGCATGTATTCGAGCGGGGTGGTGCCGCCCCTTGCGATCTCTCGCTCGCGCTTGGCCGTGGCCTTGTTTGGGGTGCCCTTGGTACGGCCTCCGGTCTTCTTGCCGACTGCCATCTATCCTGTTCTACTCTTCGTCTAAGTTAGATGGAGCGTCGCATGTCTTGGCAGAATGAAGCGAAGTGCCTGATCACCGGCGAACCTGCTCAGCAAGCGCTGCCTCGCATGGGCGACTATGACGAGATCATTTCCCCGTCGCTCGGCCGCTATCGGGTCGCTCGTAGCGCAATCCCGCAGCTTCAGAAGCTCAGTCAAGAGAACCGTATGCGCGCCCTCGATCATGCGCGAAGAGCAGCGGTTGAAGGGAACATCCCGATGATCACCACCGCGTCGCTGTAAGGGCTTTGAGGCTGGACCGCTCGCTTCCCACCCCGGCTTGGCCCACGCCCTCTGCGGTTCGGCGACACGCGGCGCATGGCAAGCAGCGCGCCTCTGGTCTCCCGCATTGGATCGAACCTCACGGGCCTAAGCCTCGTCCGTCCGCCTCAAACTGAAAAGGCCCCGCGCTGTGCAGGGCCTCGAAACTCTCTCACGCCGCTTTTCGCTTTGCCTTCGGCTCCTCGTGAAGCTCTGGCATGTGAACGGGCTTGGCGTCACCGTGCCGGAAGAACCGCCGGTTCGGCTTGTCGAAGATGGGCTCTAGGCTCCACTCGTCCCGCCATGTGGGTGGTGTTGCCGTCCGCGCATCATTTTCGACTGTAGCTGGAAGATAGGTCGAAACCGGGCATCCAGTGAACCCCCCGTTTTCGCCACCTTCCTGCCGCTGGAAGCTGTTGAGACCGAGGCGGGCATAAACCCTGTCAATGGCAGCGTTTTTCCACTCGCGAGCCGTTTTCACGTTGGTGCTTTCGCGGGTGGCCCAGTCCTTGAACCTCATCCCTCCGACCTTGGACGCGGCCCATGCCCATAGTGCCCGCCGGTGCTTCGGGTTGTCCACGAAATCCGCCGTCCAGCGCTCGCACTCCTCCATCGCTGTGATGTCCTGCGCCGTGATGCCGTTCTCGAGGGTTCGGAAGAAGTCCTTGCGCTCCTCTTTCAGGCGCTCCGAGCCCCAGCCGTTCTTGTCTGCCCAGTCGTGGGTATAGGCTGGCATCGAACTGCGCTCCCTGGCGGGGCCCACACCGTCCACCCTGCGAAGACGCTCGGTGCGCGCGGCGCGCTGAAACCGTTCTTCGATATCGGCGCGGGTGCTGATCTCATGCTGGGTCATCGTGCTGCCTTCCCGTATGGTCCGCGATCATCGAAGAGATCGGGCTGCGCTGCATTCTTTCCAAACCGGCGGACGATGCGCTCGTAGATTACCCCGACCATGGCCTCCCGCACGCGGGTGATCCCGGAGAGATCGGAGCACAGAGCATGAAGCTGGCCGAGGGGCATTGCGTCCCACAGCGCCAGCCAAGCGCCCGCATCCTTCTCGATGATCTGTCGGCAGGCGCGGACAAGATCGGAAGTCGCCCATATCGTCGCCTCGTCCAGCACCGCTTTGTTGTTCTCGGTTTCAGCGAGGGTCGATAGGACGAGGCGGGTGTGATCCTCTCCAAAGCGCCTGAGAATACGCGAGAATGCCCCTACAGCGCGCGTCTCTCCAATGTCCGGCCGCTGGTGCCGATCCACCGCCGTGATGCCGTATTCGGCCAAGAGAAGGGGCACCCTCGCATCGATCAATGGCGCGTCTCCGCCGGCGCGGCCTTGCGTGCTTGGACGAGCGCGATGGCAATGCCCCCTGTCACGTCTTCGATCACGTCATGGTCGTTGCCTGGCACCACGAGAGCGTTCAGCACGTAGGCACACAAGGCCTCGGTGGCGAGTATCGCGTCCTCCGGGCGACCACCAGCGTCCTTCACGCGGTTCAAGAGGTCGCCGGACAGGTCGTGCGCGATCTGTTCAAGGACGTCATTGGTCATGCCGCCTTCTCGCGGATCTCCGCCTCGCGCTGCTTGATGGTCTGGATGATGAGGCCGGCGAATCCTTCCGGCTTGCCCTCCTCGGTCATGGTGAGGGAGCGTTCCAGCACGGTTGGCGTGGCGCCATATTGCAGGTTGATCGACAAAAGCACGGCCGTGTCGCGCACCATGGTGTCGAAGGTGGTGCCGACCTTCCGAGTGCTGGCGAACACCTCGGTGATGCGCAGGTCGTCGGTGAAGCCAAAGGAGACCTGCACGTCCATGCCCTGGAAGCGAAGGTCGTGGCTTTCGGACATGCGGCGGTTGGGGAGATGCTCGCGGGTCAAGGAATGCGCTCCTTCGCCATGCTCTCCATCTGCTCTTGGATCAGCCGCGAGAATGCGCTTGCGAGTGCATCTTCATGCCCTGGCTTTGCCAAGTTGTTGATCGTTTCCGCGGCCATGCCTGCGAGAAGCGTCAGAATATCCTCAGCGAAATTCTCTTCTCCGCAGTGCCGATGGAGCTGACGCATCATGCAGCGGTGAGCGCTGTTCAAATCTTGCAGGTTCACGCCCCCCTCCTCTTCACGGTCTCGACTGCGACGGACCCTTTGCCGAGTCCGCGGAACACGGTCCGGCGCAGCGTGCGATTGTCGATCTCCCGCCGCTCGCGGAAGGAGCCGATTTCGGCTGCCAGCTTGTCGCCGATCGGATCGTGCTCTTCGACCTTCGCCGTGGTCTTGATGTCGGGCTCATGAGCGCGCAGGGCGGCGATGCCGGCCTCCAGCGCCTCCGCCTTGCATGGGAACTGCTTGGCGCGCTTATCGGGCCCGGAGACGTGTCGCAGGCGGGTGTGACCGAAGCCGGCCCATAGGGCGATCCAGCCCCTGCCCCATTCCTGCGCTTCGACGTGGCTCTTGCCAGGGATGTAGCCCATCAGAACAGCTCCGCCGGCAGATCGACATCGGGCGCGTCGGACTTGAACAGCGTCAGTTCGGCCTCGAACCGCACCCGCTCCGACTTCATGGGTTCGCCGCGCCGGCGCTTGTGGTTGATGATCCAGGCGAGGCCCTTGCAGCGTTCGATCTTGTCTGCGAGTTCGTCACGGCCCTTCGAACTTCCCTCGACGCTGTACATGTCGCGAAAAAGCGGCTCGGGCCGGTAGAGCGAGAAGAAGACGTCGAGGTTCTGTTTCACCGATCCGCCGCCATAGGCATCGCTTGGGACGGGCTTGGGCGACGCGCGGCGCTTCCAGTCGTCGTTGCGCTGGATGAGGATGACGATCGCCACCCCAGTCGCCTTGGCGATGGACTTCAGCTCGCGGTAGAGCTTGTTCACCCGCTCTGCGAAGAGGTCGTTTCCTCGCCCAGGCAGGTCGATCATCTTAGCGTGGTCGATCATCACGAACCGCAGGCCCATGCGCTTCTTCAGGATGAGGATGCGGTTGCGGATCTCCGCGATGTTCGCTTCGGCAAAGCCTTCGATAACGAGAGGCAGGTGCGCGCCGGAGGCCTGCTCATCAACGAGCGCTTCCATCTTGCCGCGGCGCAGGTCCCATTCGTCGATCTCGCCCATGGAGACGCCGATGCGCTGGGCCGCCATCTGAAGCGCGGCCTCATCTTCGGTGACCTCGATGGAGAAGAAGGCGGTGGGGATACCGGCCTCGGCAGCGAAGCGGCATTGAGAGGCGGAGAAGCTTGTCTTGCCGCCGCCACTGTCCGACATGAGCCCGACGAGGTTGCCCGGCCGCACGGCGCCGACCACAGCGTTCACCTCGGGTAGAAACCACCGGATCAGGCCGCTGTCGTCGTTGCGGCGCGCCTGCACCGTCTCCATGGCAGCGTGCAGCAGGTCGCCATACTGGCGGGACTTCTTCGCATCGACGCCGGCATTGACGATGTCCACGATCCGGTCACCGAGCGACGCCGCCATGCTTCCCGGCTCGTCGGACGGGCTTGCCTCGCAGGCGCGCTTGATCATATCGCGGCACTCGGCAACGATCATGCGGCGCTGCCAGGACTCCAGAACCGCCTTCGCCTGCCCCTTCACCGAATAGGCGCCGGTCCCTTCGCTGACGAGGCGCGCGAGGTACTGCGCGAGGGTGATGTCCCCGATCTTGTCGTCCTTGGCCCCTAGGAACGGCCGCACGGTGATCGGCGTGGCGTGATCGCCCTTGTCCACCATCTCGACGATGACGGCATAGGCGCGCTGGTGAAGCGGCTCGCTGAAGTGTTCGGGCTTCAGCATGGATCGGACGACCGTCACCGCATCGTTGTGCAGCATTATCGCTCCAAGCAGCGCCTGCTCAGCTTCCGGGTTGTCGATCGCGGCAATGTCGAAGTCGGATTGCGCGTTCATGCCGCCACCTGCCTGCTGCGCTCGTATTCGATATGGCGGAACGTGTCGGTGTTCTTGGCGGCGATCGCGATGCCCACCGCGTCCGCTTGGTCGTTGTTGGTCACCGCGATCTTCTCGCGGGCGCACTGCTGGCGAACCGCCTTCTTCCAGTCGTCGCGAGTCCATCCCTTGTGCGTGCCGAAGCCGAGGAACGCCTTCCGCCACGTCGACGAGGACAGGATGACAAAGGGGATGTCCTTGACCGCCACGACGCACATGATCGCGCCGGTGATCTGGTTGGAGGAGATGACGGCGTTCAGCCCACCGCCGTCCGCCGCCGGCTCGTCGTCCCCCGCTTGGCCCATGAAGGTGGTCTTGCGCTTGATGCCGACCTTCTGCCGAAGCGGCGCTTCCATTGCGATCAGCGCCGGGCGGCGGCCGTCACGCTCCAGCGAGCGGATAAGGCCGAAAAGCTGGCGGCCAATGGAGCCGCCCTTCTCTTCGAAGCAATCGCCGGCGGCCTTGAAGGTGTTGACCTGGATCGCCGAAAGGCTGCGCGCAGTGTCGTAGAGCGCGATGCCAGTGACCTGCGCTGGATCAAGACCGAGGATCAGCGTCATGCGCCCTCGCCATCGTCGAGATCGCCGCCCTCGTCGTGGCCGGCGCCTTCGATCAGTTCGGCCGTGGCACGGGACGCGAGAAGCTCCTTCAGGACCGCCGCGCCCTTGTGCCAGCCCTTGATCCAGTCCTCGCCATCGGCCGTGTTTTCGGCGTAGGGCGACCGGCAGGGCTCGTCGTCCATGCCCGCAATCTTGCCGTCCATGAACGCTTGGCTGTCGCCGGACGGCTTCTTCTCGGTGAACATGTCGAACTGGCCGTTCTCACCGACCGCCCAAGATGCCACCTCGCGCAGCGCGGCGATCCGAGCCTCGGTCTTCTCGCGACCTTCCGGCGTTTCCATCGCGATGTGCGTCTTGATCTGGTCCAGGCCGTGCTCACCGAGATCGGCCTTCACGACCTTGCCGAGCTTCTGCAGCTCGGAGGCGATCCGCTTCTTGTCCGCGTCCAGCGCCTTGAAGCGCCGGCGATGCATCAGCATCAGCGCATGACGCTGATCGGGGCTGATAGAGTTGTGCCCGACGCCAGCGGACTCGCCAGCACTGGAGGTCTCACGCTTTGCGCGCGACATGGTCACTGCCTTTCTGTCTGTCGGAAGAGATCGCGACGGCATAGGCCTCGCGGGCGGAGAAGTGTTGAGAGCGCGCCAGGGCATAGGCTTCGCGCAGATGCGGAGAGAGCGGGCCGCCGCGGCGCGCGTCGTAGTGCGCCGTCAGGGCCGCGAGGCGCTTGGCCTCTATCTCCGGGCTGCCAACTGCCTGCCGGAAGCGCTCGCGATGTTCGGGCGTTGAGGTGCGCGCCTTGCTGGCCTTGGCGATTTTCAACCGGACCGACAGCGGACGTTTCTTGCCCTTCATTCGCCGACTTGCGAGGTATCCAATCCGCCCGCCCCAGCCGAGGCGAGAGACCTTGATCCGCACGCCGTTCTCGGAGCAGCCGAGGAGCTTGGCGATCTGCGCGTAGGTCTTTTCGAGGTTCATCTGCCGGCGCAGTTCGGCGATGGCTTCTTCGGTCCAGCGGAAGCGGGCCATCAGGCGGCCTCCGCCTGTGCGATCGCGCTGTGCTGGTGATCGAAAGCGCGAAGACCTGCCGCGATCAAAGCTCGCTGGCGTGTGCGTGCGACAGCGGCGAACGGCGGAGCCGATCCGTCAGTGGCGTCGACCAACGCATAGAAGAACCGCCCGCCCGGCAAAGCCTCGCGAACGTCCATCACGACGTCAGGGAGAAGGAACAGGACGAAGGCGCGAGCCAAGTCGTATTCGTCGAGGACGCACGGCAGAAACGGCAGGCGAACGCTTGCCCCGCAGGCGGCTTGCTCCTGGATCATGGCCGCTATGCCATCGGCAAGCGTTCGGTCGTCGAGCGGGGAAAGCTCAATCCGGTGCGCGAGAAGCCCGATCATGCCACCATCTCGGCAACGCGTTGACGATCGCGAAGGCGGAAACCCCGCTGACGAACGGTCTCGATGGCCATCACGCCTTCGACCTTCCGGCGCACACGACCAGCCACGACGTGGCAGTGGTTCTCGCAGAATGCGTGCTGGCTGACGCGAATGGCCTCGTTCATGGCGTGGAACGGCACGACATCGCGAGCCAGAAGCGCCAAGACGAAGCGCGTCTCCTGCGCTGACAGCTTCCAATCGGTCGGCAAGGTGCGCGTCGGGCGAAGCGCCTCCTCGAGCTGCCGGACGCGCTCTTCCAGTTCCTCCCGCTCTTCGCGAAGACGGACATTCTCGGACTGCAAGCGAGCTTCGACGCTACTCATTCTCCGACCTTCTCCGTTGATCCCTCGACATGCAGGCGGGCGAGGTCTTCCACCGTGGGTTCTTCAGACGCCGGCTCGGGCTCCGGCTTGCGACGACTGGCTCTCCATCGCAGCCATTCCAGCGCCCGCCAGAGGAGGTTCTTGGTGAGTTTCGCAACCATCGTTCTTCCCCATGCGCAGCTCCCGATATCGAAGGGCTGCGTTCTCATGCTTGAGGCATTCGGCTTCGTAGGCTTCGAGAAGAGCCTTGTAGGCACCACCCGACACGTCCTTCATTTCCTGCCAGCGGTTCCAAAGACGGCGGGCGTAAGTGCGCTCCAACCCGATCTCGGCAGCAACGCGATCTCGCGCTGCTGTCCACGTGTCCGTTGGGCCGCGATGATGCACCCGCATCAGGGCTTCCAGCCACGACCGAGCGTCTTGGACCGCTTCGAGGCTCATTGAAATCTCGGAACGCTTCGTTCCGTGCGCGGAACGTGATGTGACGGACATTGCTGGTGGCTCCATGCGAACTTCTGGGCATGGAGAGCAGACGGGACACACAATTCGATCTGTTCAGGGACACGGGCTGCAACCCATGTCCGGCCCCGAGCGGCTGCAACCGCGCCGGGGAGGATTACTGGCAGGCCAGGCGCGCAACGAACGCGACGGCCGAAGGAAGGCGCAGGCAGATGACGGACGGCTTGACCATGGACGAAGCGATCGGCTTCGCGATCATCGTGCTGCGGAAACTGAGCGCGGCGGACCGGGAGGGGAACGCCCGCCGCGCTGCCGAGGGACGCGATACATGCGCCTCGGATGCCGGCAGAGGGGGATGTGCCGGCAATGGGGTGAAGGGTTGAGAGCATCAGGCCGCGACCTCGACGTTGCGAGGCTCGAGGTGAGCGCGGAGGCAGTCGATGTTGGCCTCGCGTACCGGGCGGAAACGAGAAGCGCGGAAGGGCTTATCCGAGGGTTGACCACGCACCGAAAGCCGCGATGGCACTTCGACAAGACGAACAGCAACAACGAATTCGCCAGATTGCATCTGGCCTTCGCCAACCCAGCAGATCGTGTAGATCGAACCTTTGACGATCTCTGAAACATCATAGCGATTGGTGTGCTGATCATCGACGCACACGACCCGCATCCCTGGGCGGAAATCCCAAGCCATCTAAGCCGCCCTCGCGATTTCATGAATGCGGTCTTCAGCACCGCGAAACGTCGTATTCACCGGCCCGACCGCGACGCGCGGATGATCGTCCACCAGCCGAAAGATCGTCGTGCGAAGCTCGTAGGCATGGGCGGACATGAACCCGTCGCGGCCGTCCACCATGGACGAATAGGCGACGATGCCGGCCCACATCGCGTGGTAGTCGAGCATCGACTCCGACATCAGCGCGAAGACGCCACGGTGCTTGTGAAGCTCACGGCGGGCGATCTCGGAGACCAGATCGTCGTCGGAGATGGATGCGAGGTCGATCATGCGGCCCTCGCCAATTTTTCGGCTTTGCGGAGTGCGCGGGCGGAAACCCATCCGGTCTGCCGTCCGCACCCGGCGCAGATCATGCGACCGGCATGGTTGGCGGGTTCGATGGCCGGCGCGGTCTCAATGCGTCCGACGTCGCCACTGCACCAACGGCAGGCGCGGAAGACGCCACGAGCAGCCTGGAGCGGTATGGCAGCCACGACGATCACGACGCTGCTCCACCGCTTCCACCGACGAGCTTAAGCTGCGGAACAACCTTTCGATGAACCTCGCGTTCGTAGATGCCCTTGCCGCTGGCTTCCCACCATTCGCGGATTTTGGACTTCTGGAAGACCCAAGGGCCATTGGCGTGAGACGGATCAGGACGGGCAGTGAAGCCTCGCGCAACGAACCAGTGGATCGCGTTGGCAGACAGGTTGCGCGAAAGGCGGGCGGATCGTTCGAAGGCCGGGACGCCCATCAAGCTTTGCGCGAGGGCGATGGATATGCACTCGCTGGCGTCCTGCTTGGCAGCGAGCGTCTCAATCAGGAGCTTGTCGCGCTTGTAGCTCGCCTCGAAGCGCTGCTCAGTCCAGAACTGGTTCCGGGCAATCAGGTCTAGGATCGGGCGGGCGACATGCTTGATGACCGCGCCGATGATCGATCCGGTGAGCCCGTCCATTTTGGAGCCGAGACCGACGTCGATCCCGTGAAGCTGGCGCTCAATGTTGGCGAGGCTGTCGTTCGTCTCCATCGTCAGCGCGAGGGAGCCTTGCGCCGGAGACGCTGCGATCTCCATCCGGCGGGTCAGACGAGCCTCCATCGCGTTGAACGCTGCGATGTAGTCTTCCTTGAACTTTGCAGCCCGCTTGCCGGTGAAACCGAATGCGATGAACACGAACCCGTCGCGGGTCATATCAATGGAGCGGTCCATGCGCCCCGGGATGTTTGGATGAGGCTCCTCGCATGGCGCAAAATTGCGCTGTGCAAATTCTACCGAGCATTCGAGATTGTCGTACTTCTTCAGAACATCTTTGTGCTGCTTGCCGAAGAAAGCCGCCACGTCGCGGCTGTTCGCGAACGTCTGCCCGTCCTTCACGCGGACGACCGGGATCACGTTTGGGTTCTGGTCGAAGGGTTCGATCACGCTGCGGCCTCACGAACAGATGCTTCGGAGATCAGGGCATCAACGAGCTTCCGCGATGCTCCACGGGTGGGGATGCCCCGGTTCTCCCACCGCCAGATGGTCGCAAGATCGACGCCCCAACGATCAGCGAGAGCCGACTGCGTGAGGCCCAGGCGCTTTCGAGCGGCCGAGAGGTCAAGGGAAGCATCCATGCCTGTATTATGCAAAAGGCATAATCAAACGTCAATGCCAAATGCATAGTGCGATATGCATAATGTTGGGAATGATCGATTTGCAGCTAGCCGCGCGACTCAAGCAGGCCCGAGAGGTTCGCTACTCGACAGCGCAGGAAGCCTGCGATGCTTTCGGCTTTAAATATCCGACCTACGCCGGGCACGAGAATGGAACGCGCGGCTTCAAGAAAGAGACGGCGCGGATCTACGCCGCGAAGTTCCGGGTCGGCTTAGAGTGGCTTCTAACGGGCAAGGGCGACATTCAGACCTCAGCCGAAACGGACGAGGAAAAGCATTTCCTGTCCGAATTTCGGCAGCTCGAAGCCGCCGATAAGGAAAACATTCAGCGCACGGTGCGAGGCCTCATCGCCTTGCAGCGCGCAAGGCAGCCATCTGACGTATGACATGGGCACGGTCAGCATCCGAGAGTTCACGCCATAACGCCAGCAATTCCATTTCAGCTTCCGTCTCTCGCTCCCGCATCTCCCACCTCAACCTCCGCGATGAGAACGAATACAGAACGTCCGCTACCTAAGAGTCAATGACCAGACGTAAGCCTTTCGCTTTAGCAGACCAAACACGGCGCTGTGTCGTCAGCGTTATCAGGGGGATGGAATGAAGTTTCATAGCATCGCAGCGACATGTTTCGTGGCGGCCCTGACCGGCTGTCAGACCGCGACGCCCGAAAGCGCCAACATCGTTACGACCGGTAATCCCGAGCTCGTGCGCGGCTGCAAGTTCTTGGGCCAGGAGACGGGCAAGCAGTACCTGATTGGCGGCGTAGTGCTGATGGGCGCGGCGCAGGAAGATGCGAACCGCCGACTCAAGAACGCGGCTGCTGCCAAGGGCGCGACGCATCTCCTCACGACGAACCAGCAGATGGGCATGGGCGGAGCGTCCGCGACCGGCGATCTCTACCGCTGCCCGTCATGACCCTCGACGACCTCACCCGTTCGCAACGCCGCCTTCTCGCGCGCCTGGGCGGCGGAGGCTTTGCCGAGGACGCGATCGGCCGTGAGATCGGCGACTTGACCGACGCTGAACTGATCGAAGCGCATGGACTGATCGTGATCGGGCTTGTCGAGATCGTTGAAGGCTGGCGCGGCACGACCTGGTTCATGATGACCGGCTATTGCCTGCGGATCATTGAGGAAGGGCTGACCGAGTGAGCGATTGTCGCCCTCACCCCTTGTCTTCGATCCTCCCGCTGATGCGGAAGAACTGCGCGAGCTTGGCTGCGGCATCGGCGGATGTGAAGCGGGCCACGACCCTTCCAGGGGCTCGCGGATCTCGTCGATCAACCTGGATCAGGAACAGGCCAGATCGCAGCATGGTCGGATCATCTGCAAGGGCCAAAGCTGCTTCGGCATCGGTGATCTCGCCGATGACCAAGCTCTCGGTGTTCGAGAGCGACGCTACCACCTGCATCGTCATTGACCCGTCCTCTCCATAGGTGCACCTTGCCGAGCAATCCCTCCATTTCAGTGAACAAGCTGGCCGAATACATCGTCAGCAAAGGGGCGCGGCAGCGCACGATCCTACATCAACGCAAGTATCCCGATCCAGATTTCAACGCTGGGACATTCTATCGCGAGGCCGGCGAAGCAATCGGACGATACCTTGCGGACGGGGCGGTCGATTCGTCCATTCTCGACAAGCAAGCAGCGATCTTGAAGCAGAAGCCGGCTGACAACATCGGCACCTCGCGCCGGTTGAACGCAAATATCGATGCGATCGAACGCTTCAGCAACATGCTCGACGATGTCGACCTATGCGGCGCGGAGCCAGCGCTCGGCTCGAATTATGCTGAGAAGATGACCTTCGGCAACGTCGCGATATCCGTGCGACCGGAACTGATCTTGCGAGGCACGGGCGCGAAGGGGCGAAAGTTTGTTGGTGGGATCAAGCTCCATTTCTCCACCCAATACGCGCATGGCCCCGAGTCTGCAGGTTACGTTTCCGCAGTCGTTCAAGAGTTTTGCCGTCTGCATATCGCTCAGGACGAGGAACTGGTGAGCCCCGAATACTGCGCCGTTTACGACGTCGGATCGGGAACGATCTTTCAGGGGGTGAAGGCGACCAAAGCGAGGTTGAAGGACATCCAAGCCGAGTGCCTGAACATAGCCGGCATTTGGTCGACCCTGTAGGCCACTAGGACCAGCCCCGCTCCGGCGGGGTTTTTCGTGTCTGCGCCCGCCCCTCGGCAAGCGCAGACACCGTCGCGAGGCGTTAGGCCTTCTTGATCGGCGGCTTGGTTGGTGCCACCGGCTGGAACGTGATCCCGCAACCCTTGCGTCGGCTGGCGTCTTCGATCGCCTGCATTTCGCCCTTCAGGCGCGCGACCTCGGCAGCCTTCTCACCATTGCCATCCAAGAAGAACAGCGCGGGCCAGAACACCACGACGCCAACAGCGGTCAGCGCCGCGTCCTTGCCTGCCTGATTGTCCTGCGCTCCGCTGGCGGCGGCCGCGCGGGACGATACGACCTTCGCCTCTTCGGTCAGCGCCTCGCAGGTCGATCCCTGATATGCGAGCGGCGACACATAGGCAGGCGCAATGCTCGCAGCCTTCTTCGCGCAGCCAGTCATGGCCATCACCGCAGCGGCGGCGATCAGCAGCTTGTTCATTTCGGTATCCCCCTCTGGAATGAGGCGAGAATGGGGCCGAAGTTAACGGGGCGTCAACGGGTACAACCTGAGATTTCCACAGGTGCGCTGCGGCGAAGCGTCACCGGATCATTCCACCTCGACTCGGATGTAGTCGCCGATATTCCCGCGACCCCATACCTGCACCTTCACGTAGGCACCGCCGTTGACGATCACGGTTGCGGCCTCGCGCGACATGCGACCTGCCGAAAGCATCTCCTCCAGCATCGCCCGGTTGCCCTTCGAAGCGAAGAAGCCGTCGCTCGTGTCACCGCGCTGGCGGACGCCGTAGAGGTGGAAGTTGGCGCGATCCTGCCGGAGGATCTGCCAGGGACGCGTCAGTCGCTCACCGCTCGAACTGTAGAGGTCGTCGCGCCCGATGAATGCCGTGTACTCGTCGAGCAGAGCCGGGCGGCGGCTATTCGGCGACATCACCACGTCAGCCTGCGCGCCTGCCTGCAGCGTTCCCGCCGCCACCGCTGCGATTGCGATCAGCACCCGTCGAATCATCGAAGTCTCCCACCCTATCCTACAGTACTATCAGACTCCCCTTCGGTGCTTGATAGAGAGGAATCCGGAGTACCGTTATTATGCTACCGTTATTAGGGGGGTCACTGGTGTCACCTACACGAAGTGACACTGGTGTCACCTAGACGGCCCACGGGAAGATCAGGAAGTAGTGGTTCACCGCCCGGTTTCGGCGGCCGCGCGCGACCTTCTCCAGGTCGATGAAACCCTCCTCGCGTAGCTGCATGATCGCTCGCTTCACGGTGCGCGGGCTGATGTTCAGATCCTTCGCGATCGTCGTCTGCTGGTGCTTCGTGTGATTGTCGTGCCGGTTCATGTGCATGGCGATGAAGATGCCGACGCGCTGACAATCCGCAGATAGGTAATCGCGCCCGAGCACGTGCCGCACCCATTCGTCACGGTCGCGATACCACTCACCGGCTGGCGAGAGTTCAGGCTTGTTCGGAAAGGACATGTTTGGTCGCTCGGCAGAAAATTATGCAATACGCATATTAGCTGTTGACGAGCAATTATGCAAAAGGCATATTCCTCCTCACACCGAACGTGAGGAATGAAGATGGCAAGCGAAGCGCAGATCACCGGCAAGGTCCTCAAAGCCAACGGCAAGCGCGTTGGCATCCGCATCAGCGCCGGCCCGTGGATCGATGGCGTCCCGGCCGATCTGATCAAGGTTCGCCCGAAGAACGGCAGCTTTCCCGCAGAGATCCGCGCTGCATTCACCGTCGAGAACAACAGCGACGGTCGCGAAGATTATTTCGAGGCCGACTGCATCCGTCTCATGCCGGGCCATCCCCTCTACGCCGCTGCCAAAGCCGCCGCCTGACGCTTCGGCTACCCGCGCACTGTCGCGGGCTTCCGAACGTCATCGCAACGAGGCTCCCCGCATGTCTCAGACCCTCGCATCTCCCCGTCGCCCGATCATCAACCGTTTCTGCGAGAAGGATTACGCAGGGCCGATGATCTGGCTTATCGCCGTCGCCACCTGCGTCGGCTTCAGCATGTTCATGGCCGGCATCCTGTTCACGATCATGGCGAACGACGCTGCGACGCGCGTTCAGGTCGCCACGCAAGAATATGGCTCTGTGGCCCCGAGGGGCATGGCCGGGCGCGTGTCTCTGGCGAGCAAGGAGATGGGTCAATGAACGTCTCCGAGCTTCAGGCTGTGCGGGATAAGATCGCGCAGGGATGGACGCAAGAAGTTTGCGCTAGGGACAAGTACGGCGAAGAAACGGCTTCGTGGGAGAACGAGGCTGTTTGTTGGTGCCTTGTTGGAGCGGCTATGGCTACTCGCACGAATACATTCGACATTTCGAAAGCCCTTGGAATTAGCGGAATTGCGGCTTGGAACGACCATCCCGGCCGCACCCAAGCCGAAGTCCTCTCCCGCATAGACGATGCAATCGCCCGCGCCCGTTCCCTCAAGCAGGAAGGGAACTGAGCGATGGCGAGCGAAGCACCTTTCCAGTTGCCCTGCATCGTTGAGAAGATCGACGCGGAAGATCGCTGCTTAGTCGATGCGGATGGCGAGCCGTTGGCGCTCCTCATTGGCGCAGCAAACTGCAAAGCCGGCGCTCTCTACATCTGCCGGGCCGTGGATCTCTACGAACCTCTTTCGCGTCAAAACGCGGCACTGGTCGAAGCCGCCCGTGACGTTCTGAATTACTTCACATCGCGAGAAACCGCGAGCCTGCGCGTCACTGAGTTGACGAAGGCGCTGCGCCTCGCTCTCGCAGAGGAGAAGCAGTGATGCTGTCCCCCAAGCTCGAACTCATCGCCACGCTCGACGCTCTCAGCAAGGCGGTTGATAGCGCGAAGGCCGCCGTCAACCGTGAGAGCTTTGACCTCTCGCACCAAGGCTGCGCGGATCGCATTCACCTCGTCGAGACGCTCGCCAACCCGATCACCAAGACGGCCTGCGAAGCGCTCCATGGCCTGAACATGATGGCGATCGGCCACACGCTGGTGGACGAGGACTATGCGTCCATCATGGAGGACAAGCTCCTCGAACTGCAGGCTGAGGAATACGACCCGGCTTTCACTCGGCAGGCGGAATTAGCGGAAGAAGCTCGTCGCGAGCGGAGGGCGGCGTGATGGGACGACCGACCCTTGGTGCCTCTCCGACACAGCGGCTGCAGATGAAGATCACCGAAGACGAGGTCGCTGCGATCAACGACTACCGCTTCGCAAACCGCATCGCCACGCTTTCGGAGGCCGTCCGCCAGCTGGTCGCAAAAGGCCTGCAGGCGACCTCTGCAACGGAGGCACAGTAATGCTCGCCTTCGCTCACCCGGTGCCGCGCGCCGCCTCCTCCATGGCCTCTGCAATGCGCCACCCGCGGTTCGTCGCCGCCGCCGTCCACTCCCTCCGCCAGCAGGCCGATCGCGCCCGAGCCCGTCATCACGACAGCGAGGTGGAGGCGATCAACCTGCAGATCGAAAAGCTGCTTGAGAACGAGGACGAGCGATGAGCGATTGCCCGCATTGCGCCGCTCATCTCGCGGACGACAACGGCGTTTACAGCCACATCAAGGCGAAGCACGGCAAAGCAAAAGCCCGAGCGTTCCGCCAAGAGCACATGCCGCCGCGCGAACCATCAATCGGTGAAGAGCTTGCCGAGGCGCTGCTCTCCGCTCGCTGCGGCGACGAAGTGCCCGAGCACATCGCCCTCATGTTCCCTAGCGAAATTTCCGAAGCCCGCGCCGCCGGTAGGAAGGATGCAGCATGACCACCGTCATCGTCCCGAACCATGTCTCCGATGCGATCAATGCGGCGATCGACGAGGCTCTGGTGAAAGTGCCTGAAGCTGCACCCGACCGCGCACACTTCTATCAGATGTTGCTCGACCACTTCTTCGAGTTCGGCTTCCTGCCGGAGTTCACGCTCGTCAAGAAGGAAGCCGCTTGATGGACGTCGTTTGGAACGGCACGCCGATCACCGAGAACGGAACCTATGTCGGCATCCCGCTGGCGGAGTATCACGGCAACGTTGATCTGTTCGATGCGCCGTCGATCTCCAAGAGCGCCCTGAAATGGCTCCTGCCGTCGCACGGCGGGTCACCGAAAGCGTTTTGGGGCCGGTGGGCACACAACCCTGCGCACATCGAAGGCAAGCGCTCTGACGCGCTGGATTTCGGCAAGGCGGTCCACTGCCTGCTGCTGGGCGACGAGGTGTTCTCCGAGACCTTCATCATCCGCCCCGAGGAGTTCACCGACTACAAGAAGAAGGCCGCGCAGGAATGGCGCGAGGAAATGCAGAAGGCTGGCATGACGATCGTCACGCCCGAGCAGCTTCTGCAGATCAACCGCATCGCCGAAGACGCCGGGCGATATCCGCTCGTGCAGCAGGGCCTTCTGAACGGTGCCGTTGAGCGTACCATGGCCTGGAAGGACCCGGAGACCGGCCTATGGCTTCGCTGCCGGCCCGACGTGCTGGCGGCCGATGGCATTTTCGCCGACCTGAAGACGGCGGCGAAGTTCGATGAAGACTTCCTCGAGAAGCAAGCCTTCGACGCGGCCTATTACCTGCAGGGCGCGATGACCCGCATGGTCTGCCGCGCGCTCGACATCCCCTTCGAGACCTTCGTGCTCCTCTACGTGCTGACAGACGAGGTGCCCGACACGGCGCATGTCGAGGTCTCCGAGCACGAACTGGACCGCGGCGAAGGCGAAATTCGCTGGGCCCTGCGCACGATCCGCCAGTGCCTCGATAGCGGCGAGTGGCCGGGCGCGCGTCCCTTCGCCGGCGGAGAGCGGCACCTGCAGCTCAAGCCGTGGACGAAAGAGCGGATCGACAACTTCCTTGAGATGGAGAATGCCGCGTGAGCGCCCTTGTCACGACGGAGAACCGCGCCTTGGCTCCGGCCCGCGCGCCCCGCGAGATCATGCCGACCGACGACGCGGTGCCGATGCTGGACACCGCGAAGTTCGAGCACATGCAGCGGATCGCCAACGTCATGGCGTCCACGTCAATGATTCCGGACACTCTGCGGAAAGTGAAGAACGGCGGAAGCGAGGTAGACCTGTCGCCTGGGCAGGTTATCGCGAACTGCTTCTTGGTCGTGAACCAGGCGGTGCGCTGGGGCATGGACCCGTTCGCTGTGGCGCAGTGTGTGTCCATCGTCCACGGCAAGCTTTGCTACGAGGGCAAGCTCGTCTCGGCCGTTCTCGACGCCAAGCTCGGGACGAAGCTCCATCATCACCTGATCGGATCTGGCGAGGCGCGCCGCATCTATCTCAGCGATCGACCTTTCGACGAAGGGGTCATCGCCAAGCTGACGCCCGGAATCCGACTGTTCGACCGTCGCATGTTCGATGGCTCGGTCGCCGAGTGGAAGACCGATGGGAAAGGGACGCCGTGGACGCCGAAGAACTTCGACCGGATGCTGATCTATCGCGGCACCCGCGATTGGGCTCGCATCTATGAGCCGGCCATCATGCTCGGCGTCTATACGCCGGACGAAATGCTGGACCTGTCGGAAACCGCTCGCTCGAACCGGGCGCGCGATGTCACCGGCGAGCGGTCATCGCTATCGCAACGGCTGATCGCGGCGAAGGAGCGATCAACCACGACGGATGAAGGCTTCGCCCGTCCGACAGCGGAGCAGCCCGCTCCCCGGATCGCAGAAGCCGAAGAGGAACAGCCGCAGGAGCCCGACAGCGAGCGTGATGACGCGCCGCCCGCCGATGATGACGGCGAAGACGATCGCACGCCACAGGGCGGCGAAGGGGCTGAGCGTGAGGAGGAACAGGTTGATGCCCGCGGCGCGATCGACAACGCCACGCGCAACCTGCTGGCCGAGGCAGCGTCGAAGTTCCTGACGCTGGCATCGGATGAGACGATGGAGCCGCAGGACCGGCGGGCGCAGCTTGGCGCTACCGTTGCCGACTGGAAGCGCGAGATCCAGCCGGACTTTCACCCTCGCCTGAAACGCGTTCTGGATCGTGCCGATGCGGTTGCGCAGGGCAAGCTCAGCGTCCAAGCGGCGGTCAAGCTGCTGGCGGCAGAGATCGGCGTCAAGGAAGGCGACGTCGAGCCGGCGGGGGCGCGCTGATGTCGTTGATCCGTTTCCCTGACACCGCCTTCTCACTTCAGCCCCTCGGCAAGAAGCAGCGTCGCATCGAAGAGCCTCGGCACCTCGCCTTCATCCGCACCTTGCCGAGCATCATCAGCGGCCAGATGGGTTGCGAAGCCTGCCACATCCGCTTCGGCGATCCTCGCCATCGCAAGCCCATGGCTGGCACAGGACGGAAGCCGGACGACTGGTTCACCGTGCCCATGACGCCGGACGAGCACCGGCACCAGCATTCGATGAACGAGCACGCTTTCTACGAGGGGCACGGCATCAACGATCCCTGCCAGCTTGCGCTCGATATCTACGCCGTCACCGGCGACCCCGACGAAGCCCGCCGCATCATTGCTGAGCATCTGGCTCGCATTGGGCGCGCGATCGGAGAGCCGCGCACATGACCGAGCCCCAAGCACCCAAACACACGGCGCTCCGCGAGGCGCTTCAGCTTCTCTATGCGTTCGCAGGAGAAGGTCTCGGCTGCGAGGTTGGCGATGCTCGCACGCTGGATGCGGGCGAAGTTCTCATCGCGCTGGCTGATGCGCATGGCGTCAAGAACGAGAACGACGGCCCGATGTGGTCGCAAATCTCGGACCGCATCCTGAGCGCCATTGAGATCAGTTCCTCGTCATCCTTCCGTCGAGACAGAGCGTTGCTGGTCACCGACCAAATGCGTGGGTGGTCTGAGGAGGATTGGCTGTTCCTTCGCGAGACAATCTCCGCTGAAGATCGCGAAAAGCTGAAGCGTATCTTCGCGGCCTACGACGCCCCCGCCATTGAGCCCGACCCATCCTCCTCCACTCAAGAGGTGAGAGCGGCGCTGACCGCTGCCCTGCGCTTCATTCGGAATACCGATGACGAGAGCGGCTTCGGCACTCAGCGGATGGAAGGCGATGCCTTCTATCTGAAAGCGTTCCTGCTTGCCGACCGGATCGAAGCCGCCCTCGCATCCGCCCCGCCTGTCCGCACGAACGCGGAGGGCGATCAATGAGCGTCGGTGGCCGTATTATCGAAAAGCTGCCGATGGCTCTGACCGACAGAGAGCATCCTGCCCTGCGCAAAGACGTGGTGCGCTATTGGGTGCTGGACACGTCAGGCGGCGTTCATGACGAGGTCTGCGTCTATGCCGATCCCGCCGCTGTGGAGCCGCAGCTTGGTGACGCCATCTGGTGGCAGGGCGGGCGCATCTTCTTCAACAATGACGAAAGCTGGCTTCGGAAGGTCGGGTTCTCGTTCCAGCCGCCCGCCCCGCTTGTCCGCTCGCAGGAGGATGGGGAATGAGTGCGCTTCTGCAAATGCTCGCGCTTCACGCGCTCTGCGACTATCCGCTGCAAGGCGACTGGCTCAGCAAGGCCAAGAACCACAAGCTGACGCTCGTGCCCGGTGAAGCCATCTGGCCGGGTGCGTTAGCCTGCCACGCCGGGATCCATGCCAGCGCGGTCTGGATGGTCACGCAGTCTTGGCTCTTGGCTGCGTTCGAACTCATCGCCCATTCCGTCATCGACTACGCGAAGTGCGATGGCCGCCTTTCCTACAACCAAGATCAAGCGATGCATGTCGGTTGCAAGGTCACATGGGCTGCTCTGCTTGTGACTTTCGGGGGTTTGCCATGAGCCAGTCGAACGTCGTTCCCCTGAACTTGAAGACTTTAGGGGTGCAGAAAGCGCGCGATCTTGTCGATTTATTGCTGACGCACGGCGAGCGAGCCTATCGGGCCTCCCTCCCGCGCGAGTTCATCGCTGCTCGCGGTCCAGGTTTTCGTCTTGCCTCCCTCTCCTCGGAGACCACCCATGTCTGAGACAGTGCCGGCGGGACTGACGCTTGCCGCCCTTCATCGTGCCAATATCGACCGACAGGCCGCGTGGTGCCCCGATCAAGCCCCCGATCTTTCCTTCCGAGGCAACGAGCTTGCGGGCGAAACGGGAGAAGCCTGCAACGTCATCAAGAAGCTGGAACGCGAGCGGCAGGGCTGGGCCGGGTCGCGCGATACCATCGAGCATCTGGCGGAAGAGCTTGCCGATGTCGTGATCTGCGCGGACTTGTGCGCGGTCACGGCGGGCGTTGATCTTCAAGCCGCCGTCGTCGCCAAATGGAACGCCACGAGCGAGAAGGTCGGGCTCCCGCATCGGCTCGAAGCCGCCCCCGCCCTCCCAACAGCGGAAGCGGACGAACTCCGGGCGGCGCTTATCGTCAAGCTCGATGAATTCTGCGAGGACTACAAGGGCTCTATCTCCATCGGCGCGGCGCACTTACGTCGTCGTTTCTGGCCGCTACTTGCAGACATCCGCGCTGCCCTCTCCGCCACACCAGAGACCGCCAGTTTGCACGAACCCTCCATTGTGGAGGGCGGCATCAAACTTCCATCAAACTCGCCAGAGACCGCCAAGCCCGACACGAGCGCGGCGGATCGCGAAGCCTTCATCGACCTTTTGCGCGGCGAGATGGGCGCAGTTCTCGATGAGACGGAAGATGGATCGGCTTTCGAGGACGATCCTAATTTCGAAGATCGCGTCGAAGGCGTCGTTAGAGCCGTTCTGCCTTTCACGCGCTACGCTGACGGCCCGGTGCCCGCCGCCCTCCATCCAGCGCCAGCCACCGCCTCTAGTGGCGGGATGGCGGAGGCTGCGGCAGTTCTTGCCGATCTCAAGGCCGGCGTTTTCTACAACATAGATGGAAGCCCTCGCCGTGTCCTTGACCGGCTTCAGCTACCAGATCGCGCCGCCTCCACCATCGAAGCCCTCTCGAAGCAGGTCGCGGACTACGCGCGCGATGCCTACCAGTGCGGGCAACGATTGGCGGATATGGAAGCGCGCGCAGAGGCCGCCGAAGCCGCTCTTGCCGAACAGAGCCGCCGCGCGGATGAGGCGGGTAAAGACGACTGGTGGCGGAGCCGCATAAGGCGAGAAGGTGAAAGCTATGAAGACGCGGCACTGCGCGTCCACGCTTCTCCTGTCTACGCCGGCTCATGGGAAGATGCTCGTATCGCCGTGATGGACGCTGAAGCGTTCGCCGCCCGCGCCGCACGTGGAGACGACGCAAATGGGTGAGAGGCTGACGAGGCTTGAGTTGGGAGCCCTCATGGACACGGCCACATGGCCACACGGGCTTCCCTTTAAATGGCGGCCGAAAACCATGCCCAAGTTAGAGGCTAAGGGGCTGGTGTCGCTGGGCCGGATGCCAAATAATTTCGGCGCTTCTTGGATGCTGACCGAAACAGGCCGCGCCGCCCTCCGCGAACAGAAGGACGCGAGCCATGGATAAGCCGGACGTGCGCGCGCTGGCGGAGGACGTGCCGGCGGAGGTGAGAGCCTTGGCACGGAAGACGTGGGACGAAGCCCCCGTCGCGGAATGCCATGCGGATGTCGAGGAGATGATAGCGGGAGCCATCATGGCAGACCGCCGCGCCACCCGCGAGACCGCCAAAGCCGAGGGAAGACGCCAAGGGCTGGAAGAGGCGGCGGCCGAATGGCGGGACGCTGACGAAGCGCCAGAGGGCTGGCACCGAACCTACCGGGTTGGCGAGAAAGGCCCGACCTGGGCGCACTGCGCCATCTTCCCTGGAGATGAGCGCGTCTGGTCGTCACCCACCGGGCACGACACCGTGGCGAACAGCGGCAGCTATGCGGCTCCGACGCATTACCTCGCGGTCGCGATCCCGCCGCTGCCTGACGCCATCCGGGCCATCGCGCAAAAGGCGGAGGGCTGAATGGAGCGCCCCATCAGCTTGGACGAGGCGGCCGATGCTCTCGGCATCACGCCGGCAGATAGCGCCAGCCCGGCCCGATATGTTCGCGACCTGATACGCCGGCACGGTGTGCCGTTCGTCCGCGTCGGTCGCGCTGTGAAACTTCGTCCTGATCAACTTCGCCTGTTGGGCGAGAGAATGGTGCAATGTCCCTCGAACTCAAGCGAGACCCAAAGTCCGGCATCTACCAGATCCATGGAACCGTCACTGTCTGGAAAGGTGGCGAGCCTCATAGCATTCAGATCCGGCGATCGGCCAAAACCCGAGACAAAGGGCAAGCCGACGCCATCAAGCGACAGATCGAAGGCGAAGTCGCGGAACGGAATTACACGGGTCGCGAACCCGCTATCACGTTCGCGGAGGCGGCCGCGCGATATGAACGCAATGGAGGGGAGCGCCGATACCTGACGAAGGTGGTGGCGCAACTCGGCAAGCTGCGCATTGACGCCATCGGCCAAGTCGAGATCGAAGATGCAGCGTTCCGCGCTTATCCCGACCCTGCCTTGTCATCAGCAACGATCCGACGCCAGTTCTACGCACCGGCGCTCGCGATCCTTCGGGCGAATGGGCATCATCCGATCGTCAAGCGGCCATCTGACGGTCAGCAGCGCACCTACTTCTTCACCCCGAAACGCGCGAACGACCTTCTGGAAGCCATCGTCGCGAGCCGATATCCGAACCCTTGGACGCCGGCCTTTGCCACCTTCCTGTTCGGCCAAGGCGTTCGGGTGTCGGAGGCGATCGGCATCGACGGTCGCGACGACATCGATCTCGACAACGGCTATGCGATCCTGCGCGACACGAAGAATGGCGATCAGCGGTCCGTTGCGCTCATCCCGAAGGTGAAGGCGGCGCTCTCGGCAATCCCGAACCTTGGCGACAAGGGGCCGCTGTTCCTGCGCTATGACGGTACGCCCTACGAAGACCTTTCGCATGGCCGCCGGCTTCGCTTCTGGATCAGGGCTTGCGAGACGATCGGCGTGGATCCAGCGATCTATACGCCGCACACCGCTCGGCATTCCTGGGCCACATGGTTCTACGCTCAGACGCTCGACATCGTGCGACTGCGCCAACAGGGTGGATGGAAGAGCGATGCTTGGGAGCGATACGTGAAGATGCCCTATCCAGGCCTTGGCCAGGAGGCGAAGCGACTCGGCTGGGATTTTCGACAGAGGAACGGATCGGGATCAAACTCTGCAAGAAGTTTGCAGGCATCTCGCTGA